ACATATTTTCCCCTAGCCATAGACAATGCCTGAATATAATTCAAATCATTATATTTTGGGAAAAACGCACCACGATATTGTTCATTATGTGGACTAATAATAAGCTTCATTTTTTTAGGACAAGATTTAATTATTCTGTTCCAATCACTGAAACCTTCATGTACGTCAATAAACTGGATTATCTCAATATTTGGATAATCCTTAAAAAAGTTGTATTTGTTCCAAATACTTTCAACTAAAAAATCCAAATTCCGTGTACCTTCAAACTGTTTTCCTTGAACAGAAGTAGATGCATCAAAACCAGGTCTAGTATCAGTATTTATCACAATGCTTATCATAAGCCTTTCTCCAATAAATCTCTATAGTATCCAAATACTGAAGGGGGATTAGGACCAAGAAAATCATCATTTACAATCTCAAAAGGAATTGAATCTTCCCAAAAGAAAGCAAGTTCCTGACAACCATTATCAGATTGGTCAAGCACATTTTCTAAACCTTGTATATGTTCAACAAAGTTTAGTTTTGGAAAAAGATATAACTTACCATCATCTATAGTAAATATCCAACGATGATGAAAATATCCTCGATAAGGACTTTTCAATTGCCATTCATTTTGTATTTCAACAGAACGAATTTCTACAAAACTAAGTTCACGATATTTTACAGGTACAGTGATAAAACCTTGTTTTGCTATCTTTGAAAGATTGCGTAATGCTACAGTAGGATCTCTTATGTCTTCAAGTGTCTGTGAACATATAACAAAATCAAAAGGATCAAATTTCTGCATACGATCCCATGTTTCTTGTCTACAAATATCACCCTCAATAAAAGTAGAACTTAGGAATTGAGAACAATGAAATTCAGGTCCACAGACTTCTTTAGGATCATTTATATCAAGATAGTGAGAAACAACATCTCTTGCCCAAGGATACAATGCTCCTCCAACATCAAGTACTCGTTTATATCTTTTACTTTTGATAAAGCTCAAACACTCATCACGCAACAGAATTTTGTTTTCTGCTTTGGTTATCATTTTAATATCCCTTTATGATTTCTGTTCGCCAAGCCTTCATATAAGTTCCACCATCCGGTCCCATGAAATCATCATTAAAAATCTCAAAAGGGATATCATCTTTCCACCAAAAAGAAAGTTCATGGAAATGAGCATCTTTATTTTCTCTTGTAGCCCATTCAAGTCCATTTATATATTCAATAAAATTTAATTTTGGAAACAACCTAAGTTTGTAATCAAGAATAGTAAGAATCCATCTATGATGAAAATATCCCCGATATTTTCCCCCACCTATTCCCCATGCAGCCTGATCTTCAGGAGTTCCACATTCTATACCTCTACATATTTCTGCATGTTTGCTAGGGAAAGAAACAAACCCCATATGAGAAATCTGTGGTAACATTTGCAAAACAAGTGAAGGATTTGCAATATCTTCAAGAACATGAGTACATATAGAAAAATCAAACTTGCCAGTAAATGCTACAATACTTCGAATATTATCCCAATCTCTCTGAGTAGAAATATCTGCCTTAAGAAATTTACATTCATATTTTTTTGGTTGATTGATATCTATACAATGAGTAACATAGGGACTTGCCCAAATGTTCAACCCACCACCAACATCAACTACAGACTTAAATTTTCTATTGCAGAGAAATTCAAATATAGCATTACGACCATCTGATTTATCTTTGATATCGTAAATCATCGGACTTTCTCCATAATAGAATCTTGAAGTTCACTTAAAGAATAAAACCCTTTACTAGGATTATATATGAAATCAGGTTTTATCTCTTTTCCAGTGATGGGATGAAACCTAACATCAAGGGGAAACTCATACAGTATCCCAAAATCCCATATTGATGTTTCAGGTGTTTGGAATATCCCCATTTTTACTGCATCTTCATCTGATATATTTTCGATTGAATCCATTCTATCAGCATAACAAAAGTTAGGTTTCTCTTCTGCTCTGACAGCACGACCGCACGATTTGCACACATAAACTGTCATTTTATCCTCTTTAAACAACCAACAAAGTTTGGGTTCTCTAGGTGTTTAAAATGCCAAGAATCATTGTCCTCTTCCAAGTTATATTTGTTCACAAACTCAATTGCTTTATCCCAGTTAATATGAACAGGCTCATAGTATCCGGAATCAACTAAATACTCATATGCTATTCCAGGAGCAACATAGTTACCCATAAAATCATGAAAGATAAGAAGACCACCAACCATAACTTGTTCCATCAGCATCTTTACTTCTTGCATAATAAGTTCCAATTGATGGTCATCTGAATCAAGAAACACATAACTGAAAGAACGGAATTCCTTTAAATAAGTTAAAGAAGTTTCTCCATACAACGTGTGACGCAACGAAGAAACACTTTTCAACTTTTTCAAAAGATCCTTCTTAAAATTCTTTTCTCTGCATATTCCCCAAGGCATATTATCTGCTGTTTTTTGAAACGTATTTGCCCATTCTTTTTCATTATTAAGATCATAAACAGGGTCTACACAATGAAAAATATCCATACGATTCAAAGCAGACAATGCTGCTGTTCCAACCAAAGAAGACTTACCTGCATTAGAACCTAAATCTACAGCAATACCGACAGAGCATTTGAGGTTATTCATTATGGTATCAAATACCCCAAATGCTTCTGTCATTGATATTGCACCAGGTGTCTTCTGCACCACTTTCAACAACTCAAGAACATCTATCATTGTCCTGCATCCTGTCTTCCCATCGTGTTTTTTATAAGTTCATCAGCCTGTTGTGCTTTAGCTTCTATAGATGCATCCGATCCAACTTGGGGATCAGACACAGTTACAGATGGCACACCTTCAACAACTTCTAAAGTTGTCTGGGGACGGATTCCAACATGAGGGGATAACAACCTTGCAATGATTGTAAACATCACAACAATACCAGCTTGTTCGTCAGCAGATAAATCTAATTCCCAATACTTTGCTACGATGGTAGCAAGAAAAGATACAAGAGCTGTTAGGAGAGTCTTATCTTCCCACGGTTTTCGTCCAGCAGACTCTCCTACCTTGTAAACATAAAACATTTTGAGGAAATCACCAAACCAACCCATAAAATCCCCTTTACTTGAAATAACTTTCTGGGTCCTTTGCTACAAGTGCTTTCAATTCTGCAATTTGTTCAGCGGTAAAAGTCATATCCTTCTTAATAATCAGATCAATCAAACTGATTACAAGAGGCACACCTTGCGTTGCTGCTAACTGAATCAATACAGGAATCAATGTTTCCATAAAATCCTCCTACTTCGTTGTATTAAGAATTTGCAAAGCAGTAATAGCTGCTACCTGTGCTGTAGCTTCCCCAATTTTTATCTGTGTTGCAAGTTTATTCGCAGCAGTCGGAGTTTTAGAGTATAAAACAAGTGAATCTATAGCTTCCTCATATTTTGCTTTGTAAACTGTTGCAATAGCAACTGCTTTTGCTTTATTTTCTTCTGAAAACTGGCCTGCTTTGTACATAGTACCAATAGCAGTCATTCCTTTATCATACGATTGTCCTGCAATAAACAAAGCGTTATAACTGTTAGTAATAAAATCTGCATCCGCACCTGATGTAGTAGTTGTACCTGTATTGGCACAACCAATCAACATCAACGACATTACTAACACAACAAAATATTTTCTTTTCATAACTTACCCTTTCATTAAGGTTTATATCGCTTTACATCTTTATTTGTGTAACACTATCGCAATAGCTGAAAGTATAATTCCAATACACCCCAATACCATAGCTGCATACATACTGCGCTGGGTAGCCATTGCTTTCACTCCTATCATAAAATCCCTCAATATCTTTATCTCAGCATTTATGATTTTAAGTTCACTTTTAAATTCTTCTTTTGTTACATTCTTGGCTGAAGCATCACTCATGGCCCCTCGTATCTCATTAGCAGCAGCCATGCGAAGTTCCATGGAGTCTTTAGCTAATTGTGTTTTTGCATCTATCTCTCGTATCCTTAGATCAAACGCCTCAACTACTGAAGAAAATCTTAACTCCATTCCCTCTTTTGCTAACCGTGTCTTTTGTTCTATCTCACCTAATTGTGCTTCAAACAGTTCTTTTGTCGCAGATATCTTAGCATCATAGTACTTTTCACAAGTAAAGCCTACATGGCAACTAATAGATTTATCATTCTTCGATGAGTCTGCCATTAGTTACAAACTCCCATTTCTCTTCTTACCAACCAGTAATAGATTATAAAGTCCATCCAACTTTCCATCTATACTATTAAACTTGGCAATTAACTCCGATCTCTCTTCCGACTCTTTGCGCATATGTTGGTCCCAACGAATCTGTGCTTCATTTTTGGTATAATATTGATTAGGGAATGATGATACATGTTGCTCAATTACCGTAACCCTATCACATGCAACTTGTGTTTTAATCTCTTGGGCACCTGTCCATTTGGAGATTACTACAAGTTGCGCTATCCCCATCAAAGCAACTGATATTATGGTTGTTATTGCTGTAACTAACCCCCATTTTTCTAGCCACACCCTACGCCGATCAGTCATAATATTTTACTTTCCATTGTATTCCCAATATTTACTGTTAGCATATTTATGTAACTCAGGTTTTATGTTTGTTTCAAATACATCAAAAGATAAACCAAGTTCTTTCCTTCTAACCTGAGAACGGAGCCATTTTTTCTCAATTCTTTCTCTATCTCTGTAATCATCTTTCTCATAATGAAGGATATCTGCTTCTATATTCTCATTAGATTTTGAACCAATCATAATATGATGAGGGGAATTAACCCATCTTAATTCATAATTCTTCCTTATTAATCTACATTGAAAATCAGGATACTGACCAATTTGATGTGATTCAATTGGCCAGCTATCATCACCAATCATTGCAAAAGGTGTTCCTTCATAACGAAGAGGTTCAATAGTACGCCTAGAAAAATGAATTGTATCAGTTACAAAAGGATACAATCCCTTATCTATGTCAGATAATATCTGTTTTAATTCTGGTGACATTCTTTCATCAAAATCAAGGATCATAGCTATTTGCTGATGTGGAATGTAAGATAAAGCAATATTCGATTGTGATACTTCCATGTCATGGAAACTATCAATCCAAGCGTGCTGATACACTTCTATCTTTGAAAATTGCTTCAATTCTTGAACAGTATAATCAGTTGATCCCCCATCAATAACAATTACTCTATCTACCCACTCTTCATCATGAAAATCCTTAATACATCTTTGCACATATCTTTCTTCATTAAGTCCCTTCATAAGAATTAACATGATTTATTCTCCATAAGAGATTTAATTGCTTTTTTTACTTTAGCAGGATGTATTGTATTTATACAAGGTGTTGCACAAACTTGCTTTCCTGGCTGACCCCAACAGTTTGAAGTAATTGGACACACATCCAATTTGTTTGATTCAAGAAGAATAGATTTTGCCCCATGTTGCATTTTGGGTTGTGTTACTCTAGCAGGTGCAGGTCCAAATATTCCCACTGTGTTTATTCCTAAAGCTCCGGCTAAATGCATCGGAAAACTATCTACACATATAGCAATACCTGCTTGTGACATTACCCAAGCTGTTTCTCTCCAAGTAAGTTTACCACGAAGATCAAGATCAGCACAACGAACTGGCCAGTCATTACCCCCACCTACTTGAATAACAAATAAATCAAGACCTTTCAAAGCTATATCAAGATGTTTATACATTCGATATTGTGGTTGACCACCTGTTGTATGAACAACACAAATATCTCGATCTCGTATTAGTTTGCCCCCCAACACATTATTTACTATTTCAATATCAGGTTCTTTCAAATCAATGTAAATATCATCACCTTCAACTTTGCAAAAATAGGGGTAAAGGCTATGAAGAGTAATATCAAGATTGTTCCAACCACCAGGGAGAATCTTTTCTCCATGTGGATTATATATCACTTCATATTCCTTTAATGCTGTATCATCCCAGCCTATTATTTCATCAATATATGGATTACCTTCAACAATATCAGAGAAGATTCTTTGTGTCATATAAATAAGAGGAGTGTCTTTATGTCTTTCTTTGATCTCTTTAAAACACTGGGTGCTCATAAGAACATCACCAGCACTACTGTGTTGCACAAACAATACACCCTTTTTCTTTATATTTTTACTGGAAGATATTTTAGTAGGAGTTAGATTTTCAAGTAAAGCATTTATACTTGAACATCCATCTAACCAATCTTGAGCTTTTTCTATTCCCTTTACTCCAATCTCGTATCGTTCTTCCTTTGACATTTCAAGCATTTCAATCATTGCTTGAGATAAATCCTTATAAGAACAAGCAAAAGCTTCTATATAAGCTTGACCAAATGCTGTCATTGTAGAAATATAAGAAAGTTCTGTACAAGGCACAAGTTTACCAACACCTTTAACAAGTTCTGATTGTGCAGTTGTATCAGTAGCTATTATAGGAGTTCCGCATAACATTGCATTTAATACTGTCCAACTCAAACCTTCTTGAAGGGAACAATTTACTAAACAATCAATTCCATTATAAATCTTTGCCATGGTCTCTTCATTTAAAGCTGGACCTTGCTTTTTAGCAGAAATAGTGCCTGTTCTAATTTGATAATCTTGTACTAATGATTGAACATTGAAAACACCATTTATATCTGTGTGCATATATAAATAAGCTTCTGGCTTCTGTGGTGATACAATTTCTCCAAAAGCCTTAAGCAATCTTATTGGATCTTTTCTTACTTGATTCTTTCCAACAAATCCAAAAATAAATAAATCAGGGTTTTCTTCTCCTCCTTGTAATTCAAATTTTGCTTTAAGTTTTTCTTCAGGGGATAAAGGTTTATAAAGATCGCAATCAGCAAGGCGGGGACGAAAATACTGAAGTTTTGATACTTTGTCTTTTAAGAGATTATATCCATATTCACTGTAGACACAAGGAATATCAAAAAAATTAAACCAATCTACCCAGTCTAATCTCAACATAGGAAGATCATATGGGAAAATACCCGAAAAACGGATATCATGTCTTTTCTTATAATCATTTAATCTGGAAAATATATAACCATATCTCCAAATGTCTAATCCCACAATAACCATTGCATCGTATTTAAAATTATAAATCAATTCCAGTATTTGAGTTCCGCCATAAAGTTCATCATTGAAAGCAGTATATGGAATTAGTTTATAAGGCAGATTTACAGGGGTTATGGAGTTTATGTAATGAGCATTTGAGGGAATTGAAACACCGAAACAAGTAACTTCAAATCTGGAATAATCAATTTCACCAAGAAGGGAACGCATCATGTTCCCATTACCTGTGAATGCGTAAGGATGGTCACCAACTAAAAGAACTTTTTTCATTGGACTTCCTCCAACGTATAAATTTCACCAAAAGGCGATTAAATTACTGTCTAGTATCTTCTTCTACAGTTACGACATCTACCCTACTATATGTTCTCCTTTTTACAGAAGTTACTTTTAGATATTCTCCGCTTTTGGGAGAATATCTATCATTTACTTGGATTCCGTAACTGCTTGGCAAATACAATTCATCTCTTACGAGACTTAATTGAGCGAAGTCCTGTTCATTTAATTCATTACCAAATAACGATTCTGTCAATAAACCATAAGCACTACTCTTTATTGTATTCCATGTAGTTACTTCTTGATACGTTTGAGAATAAGTTTCACCTGACATTTCTGTTACTGTGGGTCTTTGTAATTCTCCAGAAACATTTGACTTGTACAAAATACAATCATACTTATATATTTCCCCTTCTAAATCACTCCCTTGTTTATGTATGACAAGAAAATCAGCGTTGAGGGAAGTAATATTTATTATATCACCAGGTAAAACCGCTGAATCATAAGCTATTTCTGTTTCAAGAAAGTACTCAAGAACGAAAGGTTTTATTGCTTGCTTATTTGGTTTATGTCTAAGATATTCTCCCGAAATTGTAGATTCTCGAATAATAGTAAAAGGTGACCCGATTTCAGATAAAACTTCTTTTATATCAGGTCCAACTGACACTATATTAATCCTCTACAGAAGGAGTGACAATCGTTGTATTCTGATAAGTTTCGCTATAGGTTAAATCTCTACCTGTATGTTTCTCATAAACAAAACCTGCATCAATCTTAACACCTGCAATTCCTGAAACATCATCTGGCATCATATGTTCAACTTCGGAAATCCACTCTTCATCCATAGATTCAATCAATTTTTGATAATGATCAAAACGATGTTGAAGATTGATTCCTTCAACTTTGAACTTGTGGGCACTTTCAGAGCGAAGCATAAAGTACAAATTCCGTATTGTCCTTTGCTTCAACCACTTAACTTTGTAACCATTATCTGTTTCAACAACAGGAAAAGCCCAACCAGTCTCCGCTACTGCATCTGAAACAGCATTGGTAAAATCTACTGCTTCAAACTTAGAAGATAATCCTTTTAGTTCTTGTTGGATTCTTGTGATTAGCTCACCGCTAGTCATTTTTTCCGTCTCCGAAGAACAGATTCATCAGGTTTTATTTCTTTGGGAATCTCTATTTCTTTTGTCTCTGGTTGAGTTTGTTCTTGGGGCATGGTGATTTGCTTATATCTCACTTCCACCATGCCCCTATTCTGAGAAACTTCATGAATAAGATCAACTGGTATTGGACAAGTATAAATCCCAGGAATTAAAATCTTTCCTTTACCAGTTTTTAACGCTTTAAGCAACCTTACTTCGACTATTTCTCTACGTTCCATAGTCGATTCCTTTCTTGGTTAATTAGTAGGTTCTACTTCTACTATGATGCAAACATTGTTCATCTTAGTAGCAGGAGAAGTTTCTCCATTGTAGACAAAATCCCAAGTGAATACATCACCTTCATTAAACGAATTTGCAGTATGATCAACAACACCAGCTCTTACAGCAGTATCAGCAGCACTTGCAAAAGTCGTTTTCTGTGCTGACAATTCACCTGAAATTGCACCAATTCTAGGAGTAGTTGTCAAACAACTTGTACCATTGATCTTTACATCAACTTCCCCACTTATATATGCAGTGGTGTCTCGTTTCCCACAACCAAGTGCTGACATGTAAACATCAACCACTTTGCCTGAAAAACGTGCTACTCCTAGAGGCATCCCTCTATGAGTAACAGCCACTTCACCTGAGATAGTACCCACAAACGGGGGAAATACCTCATTAGCTACTTGTTGGGGGAAGTTGACCGGCAATGGAAAATACGGTCTTCTTTGATTAGGCATTGATTCCTCCCCCTTATTTCACTGTCAGGGTGTAAATTCCCTTGGGACGGTAAAGAACAGGGAGTCCCTTGTTCTCTGTCATAACATATCTACCTTCAGGATCATTCACATCCCACGAACTAACTTTAAGCCCATATGAACGAGCAAGACCAAAAGGAGCCTGGTAATAACCAGCAATAAGATCACCTTCAATTCGTTCACAATACATTGAGAACTTATCTTCAGAGATGAACTTTCTGGTCATTGAAACATAGTCTTCACTCTTCTTGTATGTTGACACAGGTGCAGTATCAACGGTTACTGTACCATTCTCGGGAGATACAGCAGAAATAGTGGAATCTTCTGAAGTATTTGCAGAAACATCATGAAAAGTGAGTTCAGCACCAACTACAAAGTCATCAGTGTTGTCCACATAAATAGTCACAGTGGAACCACCAGTAACTCCTGCAGTCAGATAAGCCCTGATTTCGTACATCTCATCATATACCATCATGTTCGGTATTTGAAAGAGATTTGAAAGAGCAGGGAGTGGATTGGTCAAAAACGCATTGATTCCAGGTTGTCCCGCAAATCCTGAATTTGCCATGATTTGAAGGAGACTTTTATCTTGCTGCAAAAGTTTAAGGATTTCAGAAGTGAAAACAGCATGGGTGACTTTCGCAGCAGCTTTGTTCTGGAGATAAAGTCTTGCATCTGCAATGTCATCCACTATATCTCTGTTAACACCACTATCCCATTTACGATCTGTAGCAAGAGTTACAAGATGTGCAGCAGGAACACCATAATCCACAGATACTTTAACTTCCCCACGACCTACATAGCTAAAACTACCTTCAGTAATCATCTGGCAGAACATCCATTCTTTTCTGCGATCTGCCCTGTTACGAAGGTTTTTTGTTTCTTGAGCAATCTTTCGTGCAGCAGGCATGTAAACTTGCCGTGTGCCCACTTGACGAAGATTATTCAAAAATGCTTCATCAAAGAAAAGTTTTTCTTTCCAGTACGCAGCCATCGCCCGTCCTGCCCCATGACCTGTAAGAGAAGTTTCTTTTGCAGGTGATCCAGGAGCAGCAAACGGGGTAAGACCACGAGTACCAGTTATGCTTTCCCACTCAATAGAATCAGATTCATTATCCTCACTAGGGAATGCATTCATAAAATGCAAATTCGGTGGTGTCATGTAGCTTTCAATAGTCTTTTTGAGCACCACAAGTCTCAGATCAGGAATATCAGAAGCGCCTTTAGGCATATCTTTTCACCTCCTCCCTTCTTTACTTCAAGATCAGATATTGACCATCTTCAGTCGCACCGAGGTCAGTTACAGCAGCATCATCAACATTTTCAAGCAGTCCTTGAAAAAGAATCGCATTGGTGACAATTCTTACACCAAGACCACCTTTTGCATTGACACCAACACCTGTATCTACTGCATACTCAAGAATCGCTTGACACTTGCTGTAGGTGTTAGCATTCTCAGTATCAATAGCAATATGAGCATTGTTTGCAGTAGTGTGGCTCACAGAAATGGTACCTGTAAATGTGATAGCTGCTTTGTTCTTATAAGTGGTGCGATCAATAGCAGAAATTGTGAGTTGATAAGGAGTACCACCATCAGAATTAACTGCTATTACATCATCTACTGCAAATTTATAAGAATCATCAAGAATCACATAAACAGTCTGACCTGTACCAGAATCTTCTGTCAGATAAGCTCTTGCACCATCCCAACTTACAGGATCACCTGCTGATTCATTCGGATTTGGGCTATAAGGAGCCCAATAACCTGCTCTATCACCAGCAACAATTTTTCCAAGAGCAGCACCTTGAGGAACTACACCATACCCTGGGATCAGCGACATTTCAAGAGTAAGCGCAAGTTCTCGCTTACTCCTGTAAAGTCTTTTGTAATCCTGACCTTCCTGGGTAAACATATAAGGGGTATCACCCTGATGTGTTACCAACGAACCTGCCATAACGTATCACCTCTCTTTCTACAAATTACTTTGCAATTTTCAAATTTCTTTTGACAATAGCATCTTCCTCAGCAGTCAGATCACGATCTTGATCATCGGAACCACCTTCGATACTATCTACCTCTTTCGAACTTGTTCCAAATCCAAGAACTGAAGGTTGTGTAAAACTTGATTCCCAATCTTTGATTTTTGCATCAATAGCAGTTGAGAAACCAGTTACATCAAGAACACCTTCTTTTACAAATTCGTCGGAATTCACAACTTTTTTCAGGTCTTCATGTCTGCGGGAAGGAATCTTGCTCGAATTAAGTTTCTTTGACCAAATAGACTCAATACTTGCTGAGAGTTCTCTTTCCGAACGAAGGATATCCTGTTCCTTCAACTTAATGTTCTCTGTCTTGAGTGTTTTACTCTCTTGCTCTACAGCATTCAAGCGATTGCTCAGATCCTGAATCTGAACATTTACAGAAGCTTGTGCCTCTTCCTGAAGCTGTTTTACAAGTTCGGGATGTTTTTCCTTAAGTTCTTTCAAATCCATAGTAATATTACCTCCTTCTGTTTGTTCAGTATTAAGTTCTGCTTCTGCAATTGCTTGTCCTTTACCTTTTTTCTTTAACTGGACCAGTTCTTGCAGTCTATTAATTGCTGCTTCTCTCTCACCAACATGATCAATCAATCCTACATTTTTCGCTTGAGTACCAATGAAAACTTTTCCTTCCGCCATTTTCATTGTATCCTCAGACGAAACCCCACGATTTGAAGCTACATCATCAACAAAAATCTTGTAATAAGCATCAACCATCTCCTGAATGTATGATTTACCTTCAGCAGTCAATGGTTCATCTTGGTTTGCTATTCTTTTATATTTCCCAGCATAAATGTTTGTCTTCTTCACCCCCATCTGTTTTTGGTGCTCAGAAAAATCATTATGAACAGCAGCAACACCAATTGATCCTGCTTGAGACAAATCTGTGCCAAATATCTCAGATGCAGCAGAACTGACCCAATAAGCTGCGCTTGCCATTAACCCATCTGTAAAAGCAACTATTGGCTTAATTTCTCTTGCTGCTTTTATAAAGTCTGCAAGTTCTTTCGTTCCTTCAACTGCTCCTCCAGGTGAGTCAACATCAAGAAAGATACCTTTAACTTGAGGATCTTCTATCGCTGCTTGGATATGGCCCCTAAGAACTTGGGTAGAAGTACCCCCACTAAATTCTGTCATCATATTCATTCTTTTACTCATAACCCCATAAATAGGGATATGAGCTATTCCATCTTCCAATCTGTAATGTTCTGAAGCTCTGTTCCCACTTCTGCCTTCTCTATATGCTTCAAGATCAGACAATTGAGCGGAAGCAAGGCGATCAAGCAAAAATGCATTGATTTCTTCAAGCTTTTCAGGGACTATAGCACAAGGGGTATTCTGAAAAGTATCAAGTAGAATACTCCCAGAACCTTCTACTTTCTTCTTATCTGCCCACATTCCCTCACATTTTCCAACAGCTTGATCATGGGTTTTACCTTCACCTTCTACTTGCTTAATACAACGGGACATATATTCACTCTTTTTCTCACCTTTATTCGGAGTCGGCATTGTTCTCATCCTCAGATTTTTGAGGTTGTGTTGGTTTACGTTTCAAAGGCAAAGTAGGCTTTTGTTGGCCAGGTTTGCTAGGAGCATTTGGTTGACCAGGTAATTTTTGATTCAATTTTTGTTCTTGCAACATCTCCTGATCAATAGCAACTTGAAGTTCAGGATAACGAATTTTTTCTGTTTCTAACCTTAATCTTTCCTTATAGTAATTCTGTACCCCCATTTTCTGTGCAATTGTCTTATTACTAATACCAAGAGTATCATTCGTACTACCATGTTTAACCCCAAGCCATGCTCTAGCCTTCGTTTCAGTATCAGCAGTATCAGAGGTGGGATACGCAATTTCTATAAGGTCTTCAGGTTTCTTCTTTACTTCTTTTTCAATAGGTTTAGTTTTATTAAACCCAACCACTTCTTTAACAGAAAATTCTTTCGGAAAATCAGATATTGCAGATTTTAGGAAAAATATAGGTTTCCAAAAGTCATATCTTGCATAACGATCATGATATGCTACCTCATCAGAGGTTCTATCACTCATTGGACCTCTACTAGCCTTTACACTAGCAAAAGTACCTTTTGATTGACCTGTTGAAACGTCTTCTGGTTCATTGAGACCAGATGTTATCATGTGCAAGATATCAGTATCAGACTCGGTAATATTTGGAAGTTTTGGATTTACAGCTTCAAGTTTTATACCTGGTGGAAGAAACAACCTACTACCTGGTGTATATTTGCCACCTAAACCAGTTTTTTGTTTTTCTGCATCTGTCATTGCCAAAAATAAACGGTAACTCTTCCAATCTTCAAACTGAGCTACCCAAACAAAAGCTCCAGCAGACTTTTTATGGTCCACTTCGTAAAATTTCAGTTGTTCATATATATTTAACCATCTTAAAACAGTTCTAAGATGGGAGGTGTTCCTTTTGGACATTAAAGATTTATCCCAATGAGTAATAAATCTGTAATATCCACCAAGTGCTTTGAACTTGGAATTTGCACTTTTTGCAAATTTAAGCATATCCCAGCTAAAACTTGCGCTTTGAGAAGCTACGTTAATAAGTTTTGGATCGTAAGCTACATATATCGAAGGTATCTGCACATTTCTATATTGACCATTTCCTGTTTGCATCTTTATTTCATAAACAAGAGGCATTGAAGCTTTAGTAGGATGATAAATAACTCCATCTACTTCTGCCCCATTTATGTCACTTGGATCAACAAAATCAACTTCTATAAATCCATCCTCATGACAAGTCAAACAATTGAATAATTCCCCTTCAATAAAATTTCTACCGATGAACTTTGGCCACATGTCATATAGGCGATTACGAAAATCATAGTATATTTCATCAATGGCAGTTTGGATTTCTTCAATTTCAGAGGAGAACTCGAATCCTAGACCAGTTAAACGACCTATTTGACCACGAACAGAAGTATTTACATGAGGATTATCATGAAATTTTTCCCAGCAAGCTTTTTGCAATGTCTCACGGTCATCAGCGAATGTTTCTTTGGAAGTATATCGAAGATCAGTTGGTTCGTCATAGGAATTTACCATTGTAGAATATTGCCAAGGCACAGAGAAAGCAAGATGCTTTAGAACTTCATCTGGAATAGATTCAAGCTGCTTTAGCAACTCTTGATCTGGCACATTGAACTCCTGAAATGAAGGGGAATTATTCAATACCATTAGATGAAGTAGGTATTTTATCCATAATTGTCAATGAAAAACCACTTCAATCTAATGGTTTTTAATATTTTCCTAAAACATCTTTTTCTTGAATGAATATACCAAAGATAAGAGAAGTACTTCCACGTTCTTTGAAGTTTTCTACCCCCAGATTTCTACCTGAATACATTGACCAGCCTGTTGCAAAGATGGAATCATCTTGCACACCACCTTTTTCTTCTTTTTCAGGAGAACCAAACCACTTTATTTGTGCGTCATGATCAAATAATTCCATTTCTTCTATCTGAATATCACTTGATTTTGATCCAGGAATACCTGTAGGAGCAGATTTAAACAATCCCTTTGATACAGAAGAGTAAAATTCACCAAATGCAGACCTTTGCCTATCATAAGTGGGAAATAATAGATCAAAAGATATATTTCTTTCCTCTGCCCAGGGTGCTAAATCCCATAATCCCCATCTTTCTCCACCAATTGAATCAATCCCATCATATTCTACATGATATTGATTCAATAATTCTTTGATTCCTTCCAAAGAATGATCTGTTACATCAGCAAGATGGAGTCTTATATACAAATAATTTGGTACATTTTCTTCTCCATAAAATTGAAATGGATTAGATTTAGAACCAGGAAGACCTTTTGCAAGACAAGTTACCATAGTTCTTGCACTTGAACGAGTTTTCATTGGATCTGCACGATCAATCCCAACTAATATTGACCAGTTAGTATCGTATAAAGTACCAAGCTTATTCAATTCTTCTATTGTAGCAGGTCTGCTATTCCAAGCATCTTGCATTTGATAGATTTTAGCTATTCTGCCGAATCTCTTTTCAATATCATCAAGAAGAGATTCATTACTAGCTAAGGCATCTACATTCCTCATTCCAAGGTCACTGATTTGTTTAAGTATTCTATGTTTTTCTTCAAGTAATTCAATCAAAGTATTTTGGCAACCAAGTGCCCCATCAACAGTATAAATGGAAATTGCTTCGATCATTTCATCGGTGAATATCCTTATTTTACCTGCTGACCACAAATTTTTAAAGAATTTTTCAAATTCACCAAAAGGAAACTTGATTCTATAGCCCTCAAGTTCCTTTTGTGTCATGTTTGGATTCCACCAATCTTTATTATCACCAGTTTCGGAATACCTGTACGAATAAAATATTCCTTCAGTACCTGGTTTATTCTCTACTTTGTCTTTCCACATTGTATACAATGGATGTTGTTTTGGGGATACAGTAGAGTCTATCACCCCTAAAGCATTAGATATTGTACGAATAGAACCGTCAAGCTCTACAAAGAACTTTGGATTTTTCATAGAGAACATTTCAGAAAATGTGTATCCTGTAATGTTTGATACAATACCTGAAAAGCTTGACAGGGCACGAATTGTACTTACTACACGACCACTATTATCTTTTATTTGAATAGATTTTTGCTGAACATTTCTTTGTTTTACTATTTTCAATAATTCAGGAGAATGTTGAACTATATCAGACATAACATCAAAGTGGACAAACTTAATCTGGTCTTTGCTGTTTGCACCAAGAACAATATCTTGTTTGGGCCAACAAAAGAACTTCCATAATTGAATAAGACAAGCGAGTAATGATTTGCCTTCACCACGCATCCAACAAAAAACAAGAAGTCGGTAAATGAACCTTCCGTTTTCCATTTTAAGAGCTTCTCGTACTAGATCCTGTTGAAACAGCCACATGTCCCTATAACTACGACCAGTTTCCGGATTAGGGGTATCTGGTAATTCGCTCATAGGACACCATTGAGCAATGTCTGAACCTTCTGGATATATCTTGATTCTTACATTTTCATTACACCAGGATATAAACCCTTCAGCGCCTTGCCTGTATTTTGCTATTCTGCCTATAGGTTTCTCTTCTTTGATTTGTTCTGTTGATACTCGGCGTCTTTTTATGGGAAGGACTGACATAAATTACTCTTTTTGTGAAGGGGATTTAAAATTAAAACTTTGAGGAGAAGTTGGAGAATCTGTTTCTCCCATTAATTCTGTTACATAGTCACTTTGATCAAGTTCAAATATATCATTCTTTGGTTTGTTTAATGCACCTATCAAAGTTTTTGGATCTATCCCTACTTCTCTGCAAGTGGAATATATTGCTCTAATAGTTTCTCTTATTTCCCTAAACACAGGATGTATGTACTTTGTTTTTCCTACTTGTACTATATCTTCAACTCCCAAACCAATTTCAATCAATTTCAATTTTATCAGTGCAGCTATAAGAGGCATTACATGAAGACCAAAAGCATATAACTGGAATGAAGACAACACCTTAGCATAATTTTTAAACATCATCATACCTGCTGCCTTAACATATTTTAACTGAACTACACACCTATCCTTTTTACCATCTTTATCATCAAATGGACAACGAAGATAAGCAGGACACTTGTCCCCTGTACAAGAAGCTACAATATCCCAAGAAAAAAGAGCTTTGCCTTTATACGTACCAGCAAAGAAGTTTAATTTGCCCGCTTTAACTTCATAAGTAACGGGTAGGGGGTTTCCTTTAGCCATTTCAAATCTCCTTAAATTAAATTTACTTGGTTTTATAATATTTAAGAATCTATCCTAAATTTTTAAAAGTCAATCAAAAAAGTGCAAAAGGATTTTCATAATATGCTATTATGATTAATAATAGCATATTAATCAATAATTAACCTACTAAAAAGGGAGAGATGGAATGGCAAGAAACGGGAAAGGAGTAATTCATGGACATACTATTGGGGGAATCGAATCTGCTGAATACCGTTTATATTACGGTATGAAAAACAAGTGTTACAATCTACATTACATAAGATATGATCTCTATGGGGGTAGAGGAATCAAAGTATGTAAAAGATGGTTAGAGTCTTTCCGGAACTTTTTAGATGATATGGGCAAATTACCTGAAGGGGGTGCAATACTTGGGAGACTTGATGAGAATAAAGATTTCTCACCAGATAATTGTAGATGGATGTCTCGTGGTGAATATATTAGATCACTTCCAACATCTTTCGCTTACCGTTCAAAAAACAATAAAGTAGCAGGGGTACATGCATGAGCCATACCTATAAAGCGCCAAAAGGAACAGTGTTTTGGTTTAATCCTGATTTCTCTGGAGATGTAACAATCTTGAATGATAATTGTAAGGAGGAAAGAATAAATCAAATATCAATTCCTGGACAAGATATTCTTGCATTTGTAGCAGAGGAGTATATCAGACCAAATCGTATTGCTGTACTGGAAGATGAAACACCAGAGAACTTGCTTAAATGATAGGAGCACATGTATGAAAAAATGTCCATGGTGTGGGCAAGAACCAGCTTACTCTCAAAATACTCCAAAGAAATTAGGGTGTAAAACTGAAGATTGTCCACTCCGTGGCATACTGATGACATTAAAAATGTGGAATAATCGTGGTAACTTACAAAAAGTTAGGAGAAATAATGGCAGATTCAGTGTGGGTCATTCCATTTGAAAAAAGCAAATTTAAAGGTGTTGGTATTGAAGATTGTCCATTATGGTACCTTAAATGGCTTACAGAGCAAGAATGGTTCTGTCAAAATTTTGCCAACACCGCTCTAAAGCTTGTCCAAGCAGAAATTAAATACAAAGAAAGATTTGGAGATGATTAATGCGTCCTTAAAAGAAATATTTATTTGGATACTCATAAATATTCTGCTACAAGGTGTATCTTATGCCATTTATTTCTTATTCTTCCTTAAGGATTAAGTAATGACAATATCCCTTTACAATCATCCTTTTCATAAACATAACGATTACAAACCTGTCCACATTTGTCATTATTGTAACCAACCTATCCAAAAGAAAGAAAAAGAAGTTTATGTCTCTTGCACATCAGGAAAAAGAGATTACTATGCACATGTACATTGTATCGAAAAGCATGATCCAAACTAAGGAACATATATCCCTTAAACTCTCAGAAAGCAAATAAAATGCCGACAAGAAACGTACTCACATCATATTACAGATACATTAAAAAACCTCAACCAACCTTCTTTGGAGTTGCATTGGAGACTATAATCAGAGAAAGAATCAACCAGTTAATACTCCAAGATAAAAACCCCACCACAATATTCCTATCAACCTTTCTCTATAAAAAGCTTCAAGACCATGTAAAACGCCTTTCACAAATAGATTATCTCCCAGACATAACAACTTACTTTGGATTAAGTATACATGTAATATCCACCCAAAAGAAATACTTTATCAGTATTGTTTAGGTTTCTTTTCAGCTTAACCTCATTATAATTCCCTCTTATAAATATTGCAAAAAAATCAACAGAGATTTGTATGTTTTAGACTACTCTGAGTAAGAAGCTAAACACATAAAAATTCAAAAGGTTTATACAGGATATTGTCTACTGTATAAACCTTTTCATTTTCAAAGTTATGGTTCTCATTCAGTAATGATGAACAGTGATTCCCTTAATATTTATTAGTCTCCAGAAAAAATAGAAATTTAAAGGTTAATAAAGGAACAATACCCAAAAGTAAGTCTGTTTATATTGAAAATTTCTGGAGATATATTTAATGGTTATGAAATGAGGGTTTGACAGTAGTGTAGTAAAAGAAAAGAATACTTAAAAATTGTATTAAGGTTTATGTTTTATATTTAAAATGTTCTGGAGGTAATCTCTACTTTGACTTTATTTGGAAAAAATTTTTCTGGACCTTTAAGCAACATTCACTTTATTTGGAAAAAATTTTGTGGTGGGTACCCCCATGCGAGCAACACAACAAATCGTTTGAGATAGAGCGAGGGGGCTAAGTAATTGATTTCATTAGCTTTTCTCGTCAACGTCTGATAAACTACTGTATGTAATATCATATCATATGCATATGATATGATTACACTATCGCTCATTATTTGTATATTGAACATGCTATGCACATATATCCTGTGCTAATTGAACAGTATATAATCATATGTATCCTACGTACATATGTATAATGCTCCAGCATACTACTGCTCCTCATGATATATCGCTCCGCTCTACACAAATAGCACTACACATAACATCCATACTCTTTTATCCTGCTCTCTTATCACTACTCTACTCAACTACACTACATACAAAACACTCTGTCTCACATTATTGTCTCACTGTCTCATGACTGATACATGTCTCAAGTCTGTCTCATTATTGTCTCATATTATCTTGATACACTGACATATTTTGTCACTAGCGTATGCAACAAACTGCAACATATGTGTCTTGCTTGTTTCAGTGACGCTAATTGTCAGTGTTTTTACTTAGGTGACAATAATTGTCAGTGTTTTGTAGAATATTGTACAAAACGCTATTTTTTAACTTATTGATTTTATTGACTTTGTTAAATCTAAGAATGACTAGTCAATCGACGATCTCATGCTAAGACGTAGTTACATACGTTTTGACTTTTGCCTTGCTAAAAACGCTTATTAGACGCTTTAAAATCAATGTTTTGTTTCTTCACAATCGTTTTTGCTTTGTTTCATATTGAACTGATTAGGTGACAATAATTGTCAGTAACTTAATCTTAACTAAACTAGTATGATTAAGTTTGCAAAAGATCTTAATCTATACTTCATTAATAGAGTATGTTCTTAGAGTGCTTTGTTTGCTCTGCTATGCTCTGTGTGTGTGTTTCTTCGTGCTCTATGCTGAAAGTGTCTTAAATCAAAAATTAGACACGTTGTAGACGCTATTTGACGCTATGCTGAGAGTGCTTTGTTTGCTCTGCTATACTCTGCTTATCTTTTTAGTAACATTGTATCTTTTTAGTAACACTATGTTATAACAAAGTTATTTTAACATCTTATTCTTCTTTTAATAATAACTCTTTTATTTTTGTGTCTTTTTAATCACATAATTGTATCATCTATCTTGAGACAATTGTGTTTTAAATCTTATTCTTCTTTTAATCAATTCAATAAGTTAAGTTAATTTTGAGAATAAAGTAATCAAATTAAGTACAACTTTTGCATGTGATTACTCTTGTACTCGCATATAGCGAGAGACTCTCAGAGTGCAATCGCGAGACAGAGCAAGCTCTGACAGAGACAAACTAGACGCACTTGACGCTATCGTTTGACTGCTGATGATAGTAGACAAGCAGAGTAAGCGCGAATAGTTAGACTGAGAATGCTTTGATTGCTACTGTCAGCATAGTGTAGATGCTGACGAGTCAAAGTAGCAAGTCATGTAGATTGCAATGTCGAGTAGACTAAGACATTTTCATTTGAGTCTAACAGTTAGCTGAAATGCAAGCGTGAACAAGTGCAAACTACTTTCGAAGTAGCTATCTGATAATCAGATATGCGAAATTGACAACTTAAACTTAATAGACTGACAAGCGTTTTGTTCTCTTGTGCTGATGCTATGCGAGTAAAAGCATAGTTAGTACAATGCGAATAGAAAGCTAGTGCTTTTCTTGTCTATTTGTTCTGTTCTAGTGCAAAGTATCAATAGTTTTTGCTTTGTACTGATGCTCTGAAAAAGCATGAAAATTACATGCGAACTTGAATCAGTGTAAGAGCTGATAATTTAGACTAAGCATGTATAGAACGTAAGAAGTGAGTGCACAACAAACTTCAATATTCGATGATAGACAAGAGATTAAATCATATAACAAGAGAGTTTTTCTTAACTCTTGTTCGTCTATTAAGTTTTCTCTTTTCTCTTTTCTCTTGAAAATTGAGACTGACTGTACTTTTAGTCAGTCTCTTTTTTATGCATAGCACTAGAAATGAGTTTAGTATGATAACAAAACAATTGTTTTACGAACAAACTGAAGAGTTAAGAAATGATATTGCAACACTATTAAGCGATATAAGACGCGCAAGAAGAGAAAATCTTTTGACAAGTGCAAGTAATGACGATTGCGAAATGTCAGAAGATGTTTATCAAGATTTAGAAGCTTACTTGATTGAATCTAGAGATTGTATGTTTTCTGCAAAAGAATGTCTGATTTAATTTCTTTTTGTGCTATGCATAAATAAGAGACTGATTAGATTTATAGTTGAATAAGACAAGTGTTTTTGTCTTATCTCTTTTTTAATGAGAGTGCTATGAAAGTGAGCAAATACAATGAATGATGACACTTTGAAAATTGATTTACTTAAACATCAAAATAAAATGCTTAGAAACATGATAGCAGAAAATAGACAAGTATCTTTTGCACGCGAATTGATAGAAAAGAATAGCAGAGAAATTCACTTTATTCTGCTGAAAAACTTTGTGTGTGATGCAATCAAACACTAATTCATTCTTTTGCACTCTCATTAGATAAGAGATAAGAATTAAAAATGCTTTGAACAATTAAAGAAATGAGTGCTTATGATATGTAATGTAGTTTTACGTAAGAGAAACAAGTTTTATAATTCAAGTAAGTTCTTTAAACGCTTTGATTCTGTTACTTGTGCAATATGCAGAAAAGATTTGAAAGATAGTTCTAGTTACTACTGTGATGAGTGTGAGAAAGACGTTAAGAAAAAGACGAGAAAACGATTTTCACGCAATTAACTTCTAATCAAGAGAAAGAGAGAAAACAATGAAAACAATACTTCGTAAAAGAGTTGTTAACGTCGAAAACGCTTCGATTGAAGAGCTTTTGACTGACAGAAACGCACGTGCTTACGTTCAACGCGAAGTAGTTGAAGAAAAGAAAAGCACTCTGCAACGTATAGCAGAGCGTCGAGCGATTCGTCATAATGTCGATGTTTCAACTATCAGACTCGACAAGAGCAACAAAGTCAAACGTGCAAAGTCTGATAAGCACTCTTGTGTAAAGTTTATCGAATCTCTTATCAGTCAAGCGCGATACACTCAAAAAGAAGTTGTCGCGCTTACTTGTCAAGCGTTCAATGATCTCGCTGTCATCACAGTACGCACGTATATCACTGATTCGAAAAATGAGCGATACTTCAGAGTGCACAAGTTTGACGCGCTGACTTTGACAAACGCACGCAACATACTTCACTATTAGCAGCTATAGCAGTCAGATAAACTCTTGATTCTGTTTATCTGACTGCTTTATGATGTTAATAGTATCAATTGAGAAAAGAGATACAATTACAGTTAAAAAGCTAATATTTTCAGTTATTTAGCTTATTCTGAATTGTGTTCTTTTGACATTTATAGGTTAAGAGAATGTGATGCTGAATTATGGCTACTGACTGAAAAAGCACACTTTATACTGCGAATTTGGGTGTTTTGCACGATATTTTGGTTTCTTTACTGCAAAGCAAAGTGTTTTTGGTGAACTTATTCTAAACGAGAGAAAAGGAGAAATGAAATGAATCTAACTATTAGGAAATTAGGTAAAACTGAGAAGAAAAAGCTTAAGGAATATATCAAGAAAAATGGAGCAAGAATGTTCAATGAGGATTGTCTTAGCAAAGAGTTTTCTTATTTAAAAGATTTGGCATATTACAACGGTATTTCAATCTATACTTACATGGAATTTCACAAGAATTAAATGTTGGGTTATTGTCCATTCTATTTGAGTAGACAATAATTGGTCATTTAATCACAACACAAGAGAAAAGGAGAAATGAAAATGAAAAAGAATAAGTTGTTCAAGATTAAATGGTATAGCATCATAGATCATTGTTGGTACTATGCTACTGGAACTACGGAAGAGATTGACTGTTTTTTGGACATGTTTTCTACTACAATTAAATGGAGAATGATTTAAGCATTTCTGGATTACGAATATGAAGTAAAACTCATGTTGACAGAAATTCTAGGAGGAAAGCATAAACCTCCTAGTTCTTGTGTCAATCTGATGATAGGGCAATACTGCTTTTAACTCACAACTTCATTACAAGAGAGAAGGAGAGAAAAAATGAATTTACAAGAAGTATTGAGGAAGCATGAACTTTGGTTGAATGGTAAAGAAGATGGTGAAGGGGCTGATCTGCAAGGGGCTGATCTGCAAGGAGCTAATCTTGATTTTTCTTGTCTACCTTTATGGTGTGGATCTTTCATCATGAAAGTTGATGACAGGATAGTTGCTCAAGTTATTGCACACGTAGTAAGGTTTGACACTACAAACTGTTCTGGTGGTGTGAAAGAATCTGTGGAATTCATTCGTAAAATGGCTATAAGTGATCTGTTCTGTGAATATAGAACAGATGTAAGTCCTTTATAAAGTAACAGATATAAGGTTAGAGATTCTATTCTGAGTCTCTTTCCTTATAACTGTGAACTTATTGAAGTGAACAATTCAACTTGAGAGAAGGGAGAAAATCATGGAAATCGGAACTGTGGAGTATCTTAATGCAGCAAAGGATCTTTGTTCTGAACTTTTTCCTGATCGTAAATTTCCAAATACAGGAAAGGTTCCAATTTTCTTCGGTCGCAGAGAAAAGATTCTTGCTGAAGGCAGATTTGGCATTGTGGACTATGATACTGACAATCTGTTTTCAATCGCCAGTGACGAGTACAAACTTGTTCGGCATGAAGAGATTGTCAAGCAGGTTCATGATGCTTGTCTAGCAGTACCAGAATATGGTATACCGGAACTTGGCATATCTTTGCCATATTCTGGAGCAAAGATGAAATTAACTGTCAACTTTCCAGAAATGATGAGAGAGGTAAATGTTGGTGATGAAGTAATTCCAACAATCGTATTCAGATCAAGTTATGATCTCCAATGGAAAGTTCGTGGCGATGGTGGTGTGTTCAGGAAGATTTGCTCGAATGGAGCAATGATTCCTGTAAAAGGAAAACAGTTCAACTACATTAATCGCCATATTTCTACACTGGATTTGGATAGTGCAATTAATGCTATGAAAGAAACCCTAATCGCTTTTTCTGAACAAAACGAGATTTGGAAGAAATGGGCTGAGACTCAGATTGGACAAGAAGTTTACGACGAAATCTGGGATGCATTACCTTTCTCTCCAAATGAGAAAGAAAAGATTGAAGCTTTACCTGAAGCAGGTACACAAATCTTGTTGCCTGCTACTCTTGAGCGTGAGGAACTTACTCTTTGGGGATTTCACAATGTTGTTTCTCAATATGTAACCCACAACATTGAAAGTGAGATGAGGAAAGCTGATGTTGAACCTCATGTAGCAAAAACTTTTAACAACATTTACCTGAACAGGATGACAGTACACTAAAAACGCAGTTAGAAGGTTGTGCTCTTTTTTAGAGCACTTCCTTGTACCTGTGTGTCAGTAGTAATAAACCTTAACCAAGAGAGAAAAGAGGAGAATCAAATGACGGTAGAACAAGTTATGGCTAATCGTGCAGTCGAGTTGTTGGATTCTATGAAAGAATCCAAAGTTATCACAACCCTTAAAAAGGAGTTCAAGATAGAAAAAGAGGCAGCTATTGCTGCAATCGTAGAAGCAAAGGTATTAATCAAAAGAAATGCAGATACTAAATCTGATGCAAAAATTGTTGAACCTGAAGCTGAAAAAGTTGTAACAGAAGGAGTTAATACTCAACCTGAAGTTGATACTGATGGAATAACAAGAAATTTTGGCAAGTATCCTGAAGAGGAAAAAGCTGAAGCTGAACAAGCGAAGCAGGGAGAAGTGAAAGAGGAAGTGAAAGAGGAAGGTACAAATGAAAATGAAATTGCTGATGCATGGCAAGGTGAAGGATCTGACATGCCTTGTGATGTGTATGGAAAGCAAGATGTAACTGATCCTGCTTGTGAAGCTTGTAAAGTTGATTATCCAAAGTCGTATGCTTATTGCACAATTAAGACAAAAGGTCCGAAGAAAGTGAAAAAGGTTGTTTCTACTTCAACCCCAACTACTTCTGGTACAAAAAGAGTTAAAGGTGCTGGATACGAAAAAGTTAAGTTCATAGAGGGATTGATAACTGAAGGCACACATACTCAGAAAGAAATCCTTGATACAACAATGGAACAGTTTCCTGGAATCAAAGAAATTACTATCAGGACTTATATCACTGATAGTAAAAATGTGAAGTATTTTGTGAAGCATGGTTTTGTGAAACAAACTATCGTGACTGAAGGAAAACTTCATTATTAAGAGAGGAGAGAAAACATGGTAAAAGAAAAAACATTCAAGCTGGCGATTGGAGATAATCTGGGCAGTACAATTGATGGAAAATATCAAAAGTTTATTCCAATCGTGGAAACTTATCCTTTCCATCTTCAGTCTGACGATAAACTTCCAGATGCAGAAAAAGCAGCTCAAGAGTATTATGATTTTTTCTATGATTGTGTTCCTGTAGGGGTAATACAAATCCTGAAAAGGAAGATGTTATCTTTGTAACTTAATAACTTATTAGTAGAAGGTAAAGGGATTCGAAATTGAGTCCCTTTCCTTGTACTAATAAACATTGAACTTAACCTTTAACAAGAGAGAAGGAGAAAACATGACTGAAAGACTATCCAAAGAAGAACAAGCAAAAATGGTGAGTAAACTCCAGAAATTACTTGCTCTTGCTACAAGTCCAAATGAGAATGAAGCAGTATCAGCAATGGACAAAGCAGCAGAATTGATGGAGAAGTTTTCACTATCAATGGCTGACATTTCAGAGAATGGAAATAACAAACCTGGTAAGATAAGAGAAAATCTTGTTAGGGAAGACATTCCTGGAATGGGTAAGAGGCGAGATTTGTGGGAATCTGTACTTGCAAATGGTATATCCAAAGCATTTGATGTGAAGCTTGTTAATAAGCCATATCCTTCACTTGACAAAAACAATGTCAGAATGGAATGGTCATTATGTTTTATGGGGTTCAAGGCAGACGTTGAAATAAGTATTTGGCTTCACAAATATCTGCGAAGGACTATAGGAAGAATGAGTACTTCTTCGTATTCAAATCTTAATGAAAGGAATAACTTTGCTCACGGAATGGTATCATCAATATGTGAACGATTGAGGAAGATGTATGATAAGAGGAATGTTATTTCAGACTGTAAAGCCCTTGTAGTTGTCAAGGATCAAGCTGTAAAAGAATTTACAGCAGAACATTTTCCAAAACTAATAAAATCACAGGGGGTGCAACTGAAAGGTAATAGAAGTGCTTACGTTCATGGGGTAGAAGAAGGTAAGAAAGTGAATCTTTCCCAACCATTAAACGGAACACCGAGACAAGAAATTGGAAATCAAAAGAAACTTAACTGAGAGGAGAGAGAAATGATAAAAATAAAGGAAGTTGATAAACCTATAATCAAGTTTCCTCTTTTGTCTTACGTGCACCATGTAGATCAATTGAAAGGTCAATATGTTGCATTTACACAAATTGTGTTCTTAGGGTATATAATTAACCTTCAACTGAGAAAAGGGAAATCATGAATCAAAAAGAAAAAGAAGAACTATTTAGCCTTTCCCTCAAAGAAGTTAGTGACCTTTTTGGAGATGGTGTCTTTTCTCTGGAAGAGGTACAACAGTATGTAGATGTATGGAACAATACTTCAGGCAGATTTACTACTGCTAAAATCGGTATGAATTACATTTATCAGGTGAATAAATAATAACAATTCAAAACAAGAGAAAGGGAGAATTAAAATGGCAGAAAAATCTATTGATGGATCATCCTTAATGGGAGAAAAAGTAACATGCCACGAGTGTGGGAAAGTAGAAACACTTTCGTGGTTTCACGAAATCAACCAGAAACTCTATGACCAAAAACTTTGCTTCAATTGTAATTTTTGGATAGAAGTAATTGCTGTAAAAGACGATCCAAATACTGTCAGAGCATCTAATATGTATGGAAAACCCCATCATTACATAATTGGTCCAGTAACTACTGGAAGTTTAAGGTGGCTCGGTTATGGTGGGAATAAATTCATTGTTGGATTCTTTGATGGAAGAGAAGTTGAAACAAGAAACTTATGGCATCAAGGAGAAATTCCTGAACACTTCTATGATAGACTCCCATTGAATGCTGAGTTTCTCCCTCTCGTTAAAGAAAACATTATTACTACTACTCCAAAAGCAAAAGAAATTGATGATTTACTTACCTCACAAACAGGTATTTCAAGGCAAGATGCTCACAAAAAGAAAATTTGTGTTTGGTGTAAAAAAGAAGTTGGTGGGTTTAGAAATGAAATTTCTGTGAAGGAGTATAGAATTTCTGGTTTCTGTCAACAATGTCAAGATGATACTTTTGGTACAGATTGAATTGGGCTTACAAAGCTGATCCGAAGATTTCTTGTGGTGGTCGTAATGTTCATCAGATGAGTGGGAGGGTGGTATAATGAATGAAAAGGTATATTCTAAATATTGTTGTTGCATTATCATCCACAACATAAGGAATGATGTGTTGTGGGAAGGTTGTGAACATAGATTAGATTCTATGACTTTTCCAAATCCTGATAAAGAACCTCTTGCCTTAGAAGATTGTAAGGCAAGAGCAAAATTTCTCAGAGAAAATACCAACGAGATGTTTAAGAAAAAAGTGTTAGTGCAACCTGTTATTATTCAAACAATTCCTGAATAAGGGAGAAAAGAATGATACATCCAGTAACAGTTGATGGATTTGTATTATTGATAGGTGTATCCTTAATGTGTTTTTCGTTTTGTGTCGGCTATGTAATTGGATATAAAGCACACAAAAAGAAATATCAGAATAGATGGCTTAACACAAGCAATTAATAATACCATAATAGCATAGACTGAGAACTATGCTATTTGGCATTGTTACTTGCAATTAACCTTGGATGAGAAAGGAGAACTATGGAAACTGAAGCGATTCAGTATGAAAAACCAGAATCATGGCTTGAACAAGTTTTATGGGATAACCTAAAAGAAGGAGATGAGATTTTCATTATTGATTACTCTTTACGGGAATCTGAATATTATTCAGGTCCACACACGATTTTGAACAAAGATTTGAGAACTTTAGCAGAATTTGGAACTGGAAAAATGTTCATGTGTTTCTCGGATTTGTTATTCCAAAAGAAGGAGTAAATATAAATGGACACCCCATTAGAATGGGCAAGATTTCAAGCTCAAGCAATGGCAGAATGACATTTCTTTATGCTTGTGGATCAAGCAAACAGTAGAAAAGAACCACACAACTTTTTTCCAGAATCTCACATTCAAGCTTTGAACCAAATTGCAACAGAATTAAAAGGGAAGAATAAAGAACCCGAAAAAGTTGTTATTCCTATGAGAAGGAAATCAATTAAAGAAGTTAATCTATTTGATTTCCTTGAGTAAGAAGTAAAGGAGCGTCATATGATTAGTAAGACAGATGCTAAACTAGCATTCTACAAGCTTGCCAGAATTATGGACAAATCAACAGAATGTGTTCTACAAGATTTTACTTATAATCCAGGAGCTTGGGCACTTGAATTTTTTAAAGGGGGAAAAGTTCAGGTTATAGAAATAACAGACAAAGAAGGTAAGTTTATACCGGTAACAGAAAAAATCACAACAAAAGAATTTATCGTCACAGTGAAGCAAATGGAGTTAATCAATAAAAAGGAGAGTGTGCATGGATGATAAAGCTCATAAAATAGCAGAAGAGCTACATGAGGAATTTATTGAAGAATTAGAACTAGAATGTAAGAATGGGATACCTATTGAGTCTTTGACCATTGATCTACTGAGGAAACATGTCGAAGAAAAAAGATACATTTCTATTGCACCGAACGAAGTAATGCTTAAGGGAGTTATCATTGATACGTTTACAATTTCTACCATGATAAAAGTTTATGAAAACTTAGGAAAGGAGAATCAAGAAAGATTTAATATTGTACTACAAGATCCAAAGAAACTTATCAACTTTACTTCAAGAATGTGGAGGTGGTTTAAATGAAACATACACCAGGACCTTGGGCAAAAGATTATAATGGAAGTATAGGTCATATCAAAGCGATAAATGGACCTGCACATCCATCAGTTAAAGGAATGGAAAAAACTACTCCAACCATCTGTAGATATGATGGATACAATTATGCTTCAAGAGTAATAACTGATTATTGGCAAAAATCTTAATCCCACTGATAATCCAGCATTTGTTGTTTCAAAATTGCTCAGGAAAGCAATAGAGAAAGCAGAAGGAAAAAGTTGATTCCAAATACTTTTTTAGCAAAAACTTTTATATAGTGTGATATTCTATAGAGTATCAATTCTATACACAATCCCAAAACAACAAAATCAAAGAAAGGGAAAACTATGTCAGAAATATTTACTATACAACTTACTTCAAAGGAAATGAAACTCCTCCAAACTAATCTTGAAGGATATCTAGGATCAATAGTTTGTGATCCTAGATGGGATTATGATTTTGAAACAATTACAGAAATTCCAATTGAATCTTTTCAAATTGATTCTGACGAAGAGGAAATAGAAGTAAAAAACATAATAGAATTATTGAAAAAGATCAAATCTTATAGGTAGTAGATAGAAGGTCGAGCATTAGAAATAGTGCTCTTCCTTGTGTCTTACTACTAACAAAAGGAGACAATTATGGGAGAAAAATTATGTGAGTATTGTACTTACTACGAGGAAGTTCCAACTAAATTCAGAATGAGAGAAAACATAGGAGGGGATGGGGAAAAAGCAGTATGGGTTCATAAAAGAAAATGTCCATTTTCAAAAGATTTCATTCAAGCAAATAACCCTGCGTGTTCTTATTACACTCCTGGTAAATTCTTTTGGTGTACTGAAAATCATATTAGAATAAACCAAATTTTGTGTCTTCATAGACAAAAAACAAAACACACTGACTGTCCAAAAACTTGTTATCAAGGAGATTGTGTGGTAAGTGGTAGAAGGGGGTATAGGCCACCAGTAGAAAATGGAATAATCATACCTATGAGGAGAAAAGTATCATGAAAGAAAATAGATGTAAAGAAGGAATTGAAGATGCTTATAATATCCTCTATAATGATTGTTTTATTTACAAAACAGACAACCTTGAAAGTTCTTATTTGAACCCTGAAGAAACATTAATGAGACATGAAGCAGCAAATGGTAAAACTGATAAGCACCTCTCACGAAGGGCTAAGTCTTTGATTGAATTTTCAATGAAAACATATCCAACACAAAATATCACACCAACAAAAATCTTTCAGATGGCAAAAAAGGAGATGAGATGGACGGAGGGAATACTGAGGGAAACAATAAAGGAAGCGAAAACTTACGTAAGATCAATATTAGGATAATTAATAATATTTGGGCAGTTGGAGATAGAAATGATCTGGATGTATTTACAGATTGTCTCTATTTCAATGATATAAGAGTTAAACAAGGAACCTTTAATAAGGAGTTTATAGAACAGAAATATCCTGTATTTGTAAAAACAAAAAAGTTCGGGTCTAATTTGATAGGAATATATACAGGTCTTTTACCAAGATTGAAAAAGTTTTGCAAAGAAAAAGGTTACTTGTATAATTGTGATACTATTCCTATCTATCCAAAATTCCAGTTCCCTGAACTTCCCCAAGTAACTTTTTCTGATGGAAGAAAATTTGAAAAGTTAAGAGAAGACCAAATATATCATATTAATCGTGCTTGTCTCTACAAAAGAGGCATTCTACAAGGCTTTACAGGTATGGGAAAATCATTACTTGCAATGGGATTGATGTATTCACACCTAGATTCAAATATTCTTTTTCTTGCCCATACTACAGGACTTATCTCTCAACTTGCAGATGATATGAGGGACTTCAAGTGTTTTGATTTTACTGAAATGTATGGAACTAAAAAACAAAGGAGAGAAGCTAAAATCTGGTTGTCTACAAGACAAACGATGGCAAGAATTGTAGAAGAATTAGGAGATTCTATAACTGATAAATTTGATGTGGTTATTTGTGATGAAAGCCACCATCTAAGTTCCTTCAATGGGGAATATGCAGAAATCTTAACTAAACTCAATGCACCAGTAAGAATTGGTTTAACTGCTACTGTACCAAAAGATTACACAAGAAAAAGATTAGCAATGGAATCTTTTCTTGGTCCTGTTCTTGCTGAGTTTACTATCCAAGAAGGAAGTAATTTAGAATTGCTTGCAGAACCAAGAATTTGTATTCGTAAAGTCCCTTTCTCTGCTCACGTAAAGAATCTCCGAAAGTACCCAGAAGTCTATGAGCATGGTGTAAAGTTCAATGAAGCAGCAAATTTGTTAAAGGTAAACGATGCTGCTGAACTTGTAGCAAATGATCTATCTGTTTTGGTATTTGTTACCAATATAGATCATGGTGAGCAATTGCAAAGGATGTTAAGGGATAAATTGAATTGCTTTGTACCTTTTATAAAAGGAGCTATTTCTACTGAAAATCGAGATACTTTGAAGGAATCTATGAAAAAGAAAGAAGTCAAGTGTATCATCGCAAACGTAGTTTGGCGAGAAGGAATCAATATTCCTTCTCTTGATGTGATGATAAATGCTTCTAGTAGTAAAGAAGAAATTCAGACTTTACAGACTGCTGGTAGAGGATTGAGGAAGACAAGTGAAAAGTCAGAGGTATTAATTGTTGATTACTTTGACAATAGCCACTACTTCCTTACTTCTCATTTTGGTGAAAGACTAAGTACCTACATGAATGAAGGTTGGGAGTTTATGAGTATTAAGGAATTTATTAAAAGGAGAAAAGAAAAATAATATGAAAACAATAATACATTTCATAATCTTAATTATAGCTATTGTTATATCATTACCTTTCTCTAATCAAGGTTATTTAATACAAGCTTTTGTATTTTTGTGTAGTGGTACATTGTTAACATATCTATGCTATAAAATCTAATTTTAAAAGGAGAAAAAATGAAAGTAGAAGAATTACAAGAAGTATTGAGGAAGCATGAACTTTGGTTGAATGGTAAAGAAGATGGTGAAGGGGCTAATCTGCGAGAGGCTGATCTGCGAGAGGCTAATTTGCAAGGAGCTAATTTGCAAAGAGTGGATTTGCAAGGAGCGGATTTGCGATGGGCTGATTTAGGAAAATTTGGAAAATTAAAAACAAATAGACCTATATTACAAATAAATCCAATAGGTTCCAGACAAGATAACTTAATTGCATTCTTTACAGAGAAGGAAATTGTAATACAAACAGGGTGTTTCAAAAATACTTTATCTGAATTTAAAAAAGCTTTAAGAAAAAAATCTAAAGATGACAAAAATTACCATGAATATTTAACAGTGATCAAACTAATCAAAAAACATGCAGAATTATGGAAATAAAAGATAGAAAAGTTATGAGGTGTAATTATGTCTCTTAGTTGGAATCTACAAAAAGTTAACAACTACAAAAAACTGTACAATGGTAAAGGTAAATTAAAAGAAGTTACAACAGGTGTGATACAAGCTTGTTTGGCAGTTAAAATGAGAGGAATAACTGCTACAAATTATATGGAGTTCTATGAAAGACTCTGTATTTACGAATCTCATTTTGGACCTTTCTTTTTTAGAACATATGAAAGTGGGAACAAAAAATCTCTATTGACCTTGAAAGTAATTAAAAAATACATTGGTATTATAACGAATGTACAAACATGGACAAGAACAAGTTGGAGGAACCAATTAGCTCGAAAGATTTATGATGACATTGAATCCAAAGTAAAAATTGCAATTAAACAAGAAATTGAAGAGGAGAAAAAGCATGACCAATCTTAATGACACTGAACTTACTCCATCAGAAGAGCCAGAAAAAGAAGAAAGAAAGAAACCTAAATATGTATCAAAAGAAGGATTTGAAAAAGTTCTAGTATTCAGAGGATTTACAGAGATTGAACAACTCCACAATGAACTAAAGAAAGAAATTAAGAGAGATGCTTTTATTTGTGGCGGATATGTTCGTTACATGTGCTCACCAAGACACGATCCATCCCCAGCAAGTGATGTTGATATTTACTGCATGAATGAAGAGGTATTTGAAAAAGTAAAAAAACTTTTCAAAAGAACTGACATTGCTCTAACCATAAAACATGAAAATGATATTTCAATCACCTACCAAAGACCAACAAGTTCAGATCATCCTTTCTTTGCTTCACCCCCAATACAATTGATAAAACCTTTGAAAGAAGGTAGAGTAGTATCATTCGGCTCAATGGAAGAAATACTTACTAACTTTGATTTTACAGTGATAAGAGCAGGATTACTTGACCATACTCTTGCTCTTGTCGATGCTGATTTCATACATGATGAAGGAGCAAGAATACTTCGATTGAAAAATATTCATTGTCCTATATCTTCTACCCTTCGATGCATGAAATATGCACGAAAAGGTTATTGGTTACCACCGTTTAATTGTTTAAAACTATTTCTTGACTGGGATGAAAGAGATGCTGATTACCGTGCAAAGCTTGTTGAATTCCTTGCTCTAGCTAATAATGGAGAAGGACTTACTCAAAAAGACATTGATGAACTTGAAGCTTTAATGAGAATAGATTGAGAGGGGGAAATGACATTCATTATCGGACTTATTATTGGTATATTTATAGGAGTAATGATTATAAGTCTTTGCAGATGTATGACAAATACTTCTAGGAGAGAGGAAAAAATAAATGAAGAACGAGCCTTTAAAGAATCCATATAAAGAAAATGGAAAATGGTTTATGTATGATGAAGCTTATCATACATGTGGTCCTTACGAAACTGAAGAGGAAGCTAAATATCATCTTGATAGATATTGCAGAACTGTGCTTGGACCACCTTATCATTCTAAAGGTCAATGGCAATTTAACGAAGAAAATGTAGTAATACCGCGTATGTTGAACAATTTTCTTAGTGAAAAGTGTAAAAAGAAAGGAAACTCTTTTTATTGGAAACAAACAATAAACAAAAGAGATGAATGTAGTCAATTTATAGGGGAAGATGGGAGAGAAAATGGAATAAAAGAAATAATTACTTTTGACTTTAATTACCAAAACAATAATGATCAAACTTTGTTGACTTATGAAAGGAGAATAAAAAAATAATGCTGTGCATGAAATATGGGGATCATCGTGAACCAGGGAAATGTCCACCAGTTGAACAGTTGATGTATCTAATTGATTGTTTATGTGGGCAATGTCACAAGTCTAATTCATTCTATATCAAACCGCGGACACCTGAACTTATCAAGAAATATAATAAAGAGGCAACAGAAGCAGAATGGGGGGTTAGCTTCTGTCTTGTATTTACAAAAACACAACCACAACATTCACATCATGGAAATTTGCCTTTATCCAGAACAATACCCATTATGGGTAAGTGAAATGTATTTAAAAGAAGTTAATGTGAGTCCACACTGTGAAAGGAAGATAAAATAAATATGACATGTAAAGCTATTGTATATCTAAATGGTGTTCAGTATAGATGTGATGAACCAGATTTAATACCTGGGTATTGTCACGATCACTGTAGACCTTGTGACATTTGTAATGAACCTATTCCACCACATGATGATTTATGTGATAAATGCCAAAAGATTAAAGATGAACATTGAAACCTTTGATACTTTATCATACTTGATAAAGAGGGGAATTCCTTACAGAACTGAGGGTAAAGATGTTTCTTCTAACTGGATAGGTGTGGCTTGTCCATTCTGTAAGGATGACCCCGAAACTCACCTTGGAATAAACATGAGCGATTCACGTTTCCAAAGAAACTTCATATCATGTTGGAGATGTGGCAAGAAAGGGAATATCTATGATCTAATCAAAATAATAGAAAGATGTAGCCATGATCGAATAATAAGTATCATTGAAAAGTACCAAGATCGTTCATTAATTCATCTTATGAGAGAAAGACCAATCATAAGAAAAGATCCAAATAGCAGTATTATATTACCAGAGTTTTCAAAAGAGTTTCTTGATTGCCATCTAAACTTTTTAAAGAAAAGGAGATACGATCCAGAATATGTGATCGACAAATATGATCTTTATGCTTGTGGATATACAGGGAAATACAAATACAGAATAATTATACCTGTATATCAAGAAGGTAAGATGGTAACTTTTATTGCTAAAGATGTTACTGAGCTTGCAGAAGAATCATACCTTGCACTGTCACAAGCTGAATCTATCATGTTTTCCAAAGAATGTGTTTACGGCATAGATGATTTAACTGGGACAACTGGAGCAATTGTTGAAGGCACATTTGATCAATGGCGTATTGGTGATGGGGCTCTTGCAACATTTGGAGTAGAGTTTACTACCGCTCAATTACTTATTTTAGCTAAAAAACTTACTACTGCTGTAATTCTTTATGATGCTGGTGACTTAGCTCAAGCAAGAGCAGATAAACTTGCTTGGCAACTTGCTCCGCTTATAAAGCGAGTGATAAGATATTCTATTCCAAAAGATGATCCTGATGAATTGAATGATGATGAAGTAAAATACCTTAGAAAGGATATATTTGGGAGGTGAAAAATGATCTGTATAAATTCAATGGAACAAGTTTATGATTACCTTAAAGCAAACAAAGATGAAATAATTAAAAATGCTAAAGAAGGAAATAAACTGTGCAAAGAAATAATATCAGTTTACGGCTTACATGTAGCCTGTCCATGTGACCCAGGAGCGAAAGGTATCTTAATGAATTTAGTTGAAGACCATATGAAACAGGTGTAAAATGCGTGTTGAACTATGCAAAAGATGTGGAATGTTCCTTGATGTGACAGGTGCTCCAGATAATGTAAAAGAGTTTTATTGTGATGATAAATGTGCTGCAAAACCACTAAAGAAGAAAAAAGTAGAAGAAACAAAACCTATAATGATTAAACAAGAATCACCTGTTATAATCATACTTCCTTTAATAAGAAGATCGAAAAGGAAACCTTTGTCCAAGGAGGAAATACAACCAAAGATAGTAAAAAAGAAACCTTTCCGTATGCCAAAAAAACCAAAGAAAGGTTGGGCATATGAAAGATGGACAAAAATTCTTAATAAAGAAAAGAGGGAACCGGTCATGGGAATATATTCGAAAGCAAAACTGTACAGAAATAAGTCTAAATTACCTCCTGGTACATGGGTAACTATCGAAGAGGCGTCAGAAATACTCAAAAAATCCCAAACTGCTATCAGGGCTAGAATTGGTAAAGATCAGTATAACCTTGCTAAGATAGTAGATGGACCTTTGTTGCTTGACCTTAAATCTTATGAGAAAAAACAATATACAAGGAAGGAAATTCAATGAAAGAAATTGATGTATCCCAAATGACAGAAGCAATCAATGATCGTGGAGAAAAAATAAGAGTTGGAAGAAAAGTAATTGTCCGAACTTTAATGACCCCTTCTGCTTTCATGGTGAAAATAATTTCTTTTCATTCCCCTAATATTGTTTGGGCCAAGTCATGCAAAAAATGTACTATCAAAATCTGTGATGAATCCACTTGCAGAGCAACAGATCAACTATTCCACATAAATAGATGTTTTCTATTGAGTGGGATATAAGCACAATCAAGATATTATTTTTCTAACGGTTTTTTATAAAATTTTCTTTTAAAAGATGTATCATGCTTAATGTCTACTCTATTTATTCGGGGGAATAATAAGAAATATGTTTCATTCAACACAATCCCTCTGAAACAAACAAGTAATTTGTTAACTTTTCCAAAATACTCATCTATAAATACAGATTCCAGAGGGAAAAGAAAATGGTAGAAGAAAACAATCAAGTTCGACCTGGTTTTATTGGTGTCTATATTCCTGGAGAAGTTTTATTCAATCCTCATATCTCTTCAACAGAGAAACTATTATTTGGATTTATAAACAATCTTGCAAAATCAGGTAGAAGAGGTTGTTTTGCTTCAAATCGTTATTTAGGTAACTTTACAAATCAAATCCCAACTAAGGTTTCTCTATCAATTAAAAATCTCCTTGACTTCAAATACATCACAATAAAATATATACAAAAAAATAATCAAACCCAAGAAACAGAGCGCCAAATATTTGTTGATGATACTTTCCATGAAAGATATTCAAAGGTTGTAATTTTAATAAATGAAATAATTAACTCAGGGAATTTTGTTGTTCTTGATAATATATCAAAAGCATTCTTACAGTGTAAAGATGGAGTATTTAATGAAGCGGATGGGGAAGGGGGGTTATCAGAAAAGATAAGGGGTATTAGCAAAAAAGATAAGCAGAAAGAAGAAGTAAATAAAAGTTCATTATCTTTTTTTATAAAGACAAAAAAAGATAATGAACAAGAAGTCCAGAAGGACTTCGTTCTCCCCTCGAAGAGAATTAAAAACTCTGAAAAGCAAAGCTCTGATGACCAAAATCAAAATGAAGAAAATAAAAAAGAAAAGCCCCCAACAGTTCGGGGGTCTGTGGGGGCTAGGGAGAAATCTTACATAAACGAATGTAATACTGATCTAAAAGAAACTCAAGCAGAAAAATCAAAAAATAATAAAAAACCATCAACTACTTTTGTCCCAGAAACAATTAAACCATTTATTGCTGTTTGGGAATCTAATGGCTTTAAAGTATCACATAATGGAACTAATCAGTTTTCTTATACAGTGAAAGCTTTAAAGAATCTCATAACCGGTAATATTTTCAAAGACACAGAATTTCCTGTTAAATCTTATACTCTACCAGACTTCATATCATCAGTCAATAGATTAAAGCTATCAATGTCTCCTGATTATTACCCCCTAAATAAATCTTACCTTGAAAAGATAACTATTCACGACTTTCTTTATAATCCCTATTCTAAATCTAAATCTCTGTTCATAACAATGTTAAGTAATGAACCTAAACCTGTAAGAGAAAAAGAAATTGACTACAACCCAAACATTACTACTCTGATTATAGGCAAGTATAAAAAAGAAGTTTTAAAAGGTTTTGAATATGAACCAACTACTCCTGAGAGGAGTAAGTTTATATTAGCTGCCTCAAAACTGAGTACTTTTTTTGAAGTGAATAGTAAAAAGGTATCAGGGATTGCAAAAGATGTTAATAAGCAAGTTGATTTGTTGTGGTTAGCTATTGAACAAGAAACCAAGTCTATGCGAACAAGTATAGCAGATATAACACCTGGTTTCTTTTGTTCTGATCTTACTTTTAGTAGAAGACTTCCAGCTTATCTTGCTGCTAATAATTATTTGAAAGGGGAAGGTAATGGACAAGAACACTTCTCAATCTACAGATAAGGAGCATAAATATGGATATTATTGTTGAAGGATCAAGTGGGTGCCCTAAAACAAAATCAGGCAAACATATTGTGAGAATCGCAGAATATTCCTCTTCTAAAGAACCACATTGTAATCAATGTGGTAGTGACGTTGATTTTGATCTATTTGTTTATTCTTTAAATAATGTAGTGGATATACTCAAAGCATCTTCAGATGTGTATGTTCAAGGACTTAGTAATTCCCTTGAAACACAATTAAAAGAATTACAAACAGATAAGGAGCATAAATAATATGGCGTTCGAAGAGGGGCTAGACCGCTATATAATAGATGCTTCAATCGAGAAACAGATCATAACAGGTATGATTGTAAGCACAGACTTTCTAAGAAATACCCTACACTGTATTGAACCTGCTTATTTCAAAGCAGAGTATGCTAAGACAATATCAAGTTGGATAGAAAATTATTATGCTGCTTATAACGAGGCACCAAAACTTAACATTCAACAAATCTTTGAAAGTAAGAAGGAAGCACTAAGGAAAGATGAAGCTGAGTTGTTAAGCATCTTCTTATCTTCCATATCAAGGGAATATGAAAACCTCGTTTATTTCAACGAAGAATATCTTCTGACACAAGCTCTAAGATACTTCAAAAAGCGAGAGATCGAAATAAGGGCAAAAAATGCTCTTGCTTACTGTGATCAGGATAGAGTTGAAGATGCAGATGCAGAAATAAATGGTGTTAAAAAGATAAGTAAAATATCTTCGGGTTGGTACAATCCTTTTGATCCTTCTCAAATTGTAGATGCTTTTGAACGAGAAGATAGACCAGTTAAGTTACCAGGTGATCTTGGTGAATTTATAGGGGGACTTGATTTCGGATGGTCTATTCTTGTAGCAGCAGGTTACAAGAAAGGTAAAACTAATCTTTGTAATGAGTTTGCTTTTATTACTTCCTCTCAAAATATTCCTACTGCTGTAATGTCTTTTGAAATGAAAAAAAGGGACATGAATAAAAGGTTGTATAAAAGAATTATAGCAGGTGATAAAGAAGGGGGAGTATTTGTTTACCCTTCTTTTGATTGCAAGCTAAATCAAAATGGTTTGTGCAATAGAGCAGAAAGAACTAATGCCCATACATTGTTGAATGAAGAGGGGAATATTCCTCAATATTCCCCTGATCTTCCTTATCGTAAATGTACATGGTGTAGAACAAATGATCCAAGAGCTTATGAAAGAGCACACTGGTATGAATCATATGAAAGACCATCTTTTTCTTATGATACAGTTTATGGAAAAGTAAGAGAATATGGGAAGTTCATGGGGGATGATAATCTAAGAATTATCTGCTATCCTAGATTTGGTGCATCTGTTGATGATGCATTTAGGGATTTAGATATTCTTGAACATGTACTTGGATTTAAATATAGAGTGCTTATTTGGGATTATCCTGAAATAACTATTCCATCTCATAATAAAAAGCAAGACTGGGAATCAATAAATGAAACATGGATGCAGATAGTTGGTAGAGCATCAGAAAAGAATTATCTGCTTATTGCACCATCTCAGATCACAAGCAACGCTTTATATCTACCAAAATTAAAGCAAGATAATATAGGTCGTGCCAGAGCTATACTTGGACATGTAGATGCAGGCATAACAATTAATCAAACAGCAGAGGATAAAAGATTGGGAATTATTAGAGTTGGTACAATTATTCATCGACACGATTATTATGATGAAGAGGATGATTGTTACGTATTGCAAAATTTGAATATTGGACAAGTTAACCTTGATTCGATGATTGTAAGAGGAGGGAAATGAGATGCCTGAACCGATGGATGAAGCGAGATTGCAGCAAATTTGCGAAAACTTCGGCTACCACTATGAACCGTGGGCGTCCCAGTTCAAGGAGGTTGTGGCCGAGATCCGCCGTCTCCACAACCAACTCGCTGCTTTCACCCGCGAACGGGACGAGGCAAACGCAAGAGCGGATGATAACTGGCGATGGTTTAAGGCTGAACAAGTTCTTGCAGTGGAATGCGAAGGCGAATTAATCGCCGAACGTACCGCCCATGAAGCCGCGAAACAGGAACTCGCCGATACCCAGCACAAGCTTGAGTGCTGCGGGTACGAGAACGAGCAGTTTCTTCACCACGCCGGGCAGAGTAAGCTGGCGAAGGAGAAGGTTGAAGCCGAACTTGCCGCGCTCCAGGGCAGGCTTGATGCGTGGAACTCACCCAGTCTGCAAGACTGGGATGTAGGATGCATAAATCACTACCGACAAAACGGGAAGCGACATCTGTTCGTATTGATGACGCGTGGTGGAATATATATCAAGGCTGAATCTGTAAATGAGGACGAAGTGTGGGATTCACTTAAGTCACAAGCCGCGAAGGTCCGAATCGTGCCGGACGAACCCGAGGAATTTTGCAATAAAAAGGAGAGATAAAATGAAGACCATAAGCAGGATGATAATTTATGTGTTAGTGTTGCTCATGATACCTACTACTGGTATCGCGGCAACAAAGGTGTGGATAATAGCTGGGCAGAGCAATACCATGTCTGGTTCCCCTGCGGATGTTCCTGGCTGGTGTCAGAATGTGCCCGATAATGTGGAATACTGGGTAGAATCCGATTATCCCAACTTCAGTTGGATAAGTCGATATTATAACTTTGCAAACCAACAAAATTTTGGACCCGAGGTTCTACTAGCTTATCAACTCGGTGTGAATTACCCAAATGATGACCACATAGTTATACGGTTAAGTATGGGGGGGACCAACCTTGCAGAACAGTGGTGTAGGGATTGCGTGTACTATGATAGACTGTTAGCTATTATCGACTGGGTAGTAGGTCAACGAGAAGTTACCTACAAAGCTTTTATATGGTTGCAAGGGGAAGGAGACACTGTAGATGTAAACAAAGCAGTGGCTTACAAGGACAATCTTCAAGATATGGTAGCGGGCATACGTGGGCATTTGGGGACAACTATCCCGATACTCATTGTGCCAACTGATGTGTTTGAAGTTCCATACACATATGTTTTTAATGTAGCTCAAGCACAAGAAGATTTCTGTAAGGAGGATGAACAATGTCGTATCGTGTCTAATTCAGGACTTACTAGATATCTTGACAACGTACACTATACCAGTGGAAGCCAATTAATCTTTGGGGCACGGATATTTTATGTTATTAATAACTTCTAATCATCAAGAAAGGGGAAAATTATGTGTTTATGCGGGAATGTAGAAAAGATCATTGAAGAGAGGAAAAAGCTTTTTATTGAATGGGGACCTTTCAAAGATTGGCCTGCTGAAGTAAAGCAAGAATTTTTTGAATTTAGAGAGGAAAGTAATAAGAGTTGTATTGCTAGTGATGCTTTCCAAATTGGAAGGACAAATATATGATAACAATTACAAGACACTTTGAGTTTGAAGCAGCACATAAGCTAGAAAATCATCCAGGAAAATGTGCTAACATTCATGGACATTCTTATAAACTCGAGGTATCAATTTCCGGAACAGTATTACCAGATGGAATGGTACTAGATTTTTCTGAATTTAAGGATATTGTTCAAAAAAATATCCTTGTTGTTTTAGATCATAAATATCTAAATGACATTTTTCCTGTCCCTACAGCAGAAAGAATAGTAGTGTGGATAGTAAATGAACTTTTTTCCCTTTTCGAAGAAATATCAATTGGTCTTATGAAAGTAGTACTATTCGAAACAAGTAATTGCTCTGCATCATGGGAAAGGGAAGGTTTACTTAAATGAAAACTTTGAATGTTCATTCTATATTTACTTCTATAGATGGTGAAGTATCTGCTTTTGGTCAAGGGAGATTGTCTACATTTATTCGCCTTGCGGGTTGTTATCTCTCTTGCACTTATTGCGATTCTCCTACAGCCAGAGATTCAAAAAATGGTATAACTATGTCCATTGATAGTATAATGGAAAAAATTAAAAACAGAAAAGTCAATAAAGTTACAATAACTGGTGGTGAGCCATTACTTCAAGATAATGTATTCGAATTGACAAGCAGATTATATCAAGAGGAAATAGATGTTTCTATTGAAACAAATGGATCAATTGTACCATTTGGTAATTCAGTTGGATCATTTATTGTAGATTATAAACTTCCATCTTCAGATATGGAACATCATATGATTATGGATGCTTTTAAAAGTTTAAGGAAATGTGACTTCATCAAGTTTGTCATAAAAGATAACTTTGATTACCAAGTAGCTGTAGATTTTGCAAACATAATAAGGCTATCAAATAAGCTTGTTAGGTTTGCATTCTCCCCGTTGAGAGGTAGTAGATTTGCAAGTAATATTCAATTGTTGATAAACGACTTATCAACAATTGGTTTTGGTGATGCTTACATAAATGTACAACTTCACAAGTTTTTAAATTTAGAGTAAAAAAGTTCAATCAACGGCAAAAAATTAAAAAAATTTCCCGTTAGTGTGCTATATTAATAATGTCAGAGTTTAATCAGTCTGAAGGCAAAAACAAATTCATTTAAATCCTAGAAAGGAACACAACATGATACCTCTTGACCAAATTGACAGTAAAACACTCAAAGCAGTAATCGGGGAGATCAATAATTGTGGATTGATCACTCCCGAACAAAAGATCAAACCTGTGGGGGTTTCAAAAGCAGATCAGATTAAGAAGTTTACGGAAGTATTCGAGAACTTGCAGGAAACTAAAATTCAGGAACTTGCAGAAAAATGTAAAGCAAGTGTTGCTTTCTTCCACATGATTTACAAAGATGAACTTGAAACCCCACCTGCTGACAACAGCACTGTTCCTGTTGAAACTTCTGCTGAAGTGTCTCCCACAACCCCTGTTGAACCTACTGTTGAACCTCCAGTTAATGCTGAAGCTCAAGTCAAGAAGGATGAAAAAGAAAAAGAGAAAGCAGATAAAAAGGCCGCTAAAGAAGCTGAGAAAGAAGCTGCTAAAGCTGCCAAAGAAAAAGAGAAAGCAGATAAAAAGGCCGCTAAAGAAGCTGAGAAAGAAGCAAACAAAGAATCCAGAGCAAGTCGCAAGGGAATGATGCCCGATCAGATAGCAGCGAAAGCGAAAGATCGCTATGAGCTTATGAATAAGCTCGTGAGCGAAGGAACACACACAAAGAAAGAAATAGTTGCTCTTGTAAAAGAAGCATTTCCTGAAGTGTCCACAGTCACAACTGCAACAAATCTTTCAGATTCCAAGAATCCCAAATACAACAAACTCCAGAAACTTACTAAGGAGACTGAGGATGGGAAATTCGTCTTCGTTGACTAACCTATCCGATTCGGCAGTGGTACTGTTAAGTGGTGGACAGGACAGTACCACTGCCCTCTTTTGGGCAAAGTCACAATTTCAAGAAGTTCATACAGTAACATTTAATTATGGACAAAGACATAAGATTGAAATCGAATCTGCTGCTAGAATCCTTGCATTAGCAGATATACCAATGTCAAATAGAAACCTAATCAATGCTGATGTGTTTTCCCAATTTGACGATTCTGCTCTGTTGGATAAAAGTAGCAGCATATCAGAACAACACAGAGTGGGTAATTTACCTGCTTCTTTTGTTCCTGGTCGTAATCTGATTTTCCTGACACTTGCTGCCATGTATGCTTTTAAACATCAAATTCATAATATAGTGGCTGGAGTTTGTCAAACAGATTACAGCGGCTACCACGACTGTCGCCAAGCCACTATAACTTCAATGCAAGAAAGCTTACAACAAGGTATGGGATTCTCTTTTGAAATTCATACCCCCCTTATGCATCTTACTAAAGCAGATACGGTACAATTTGCCACTTTGTTTGATGGTTGTATGGAAGCTCTTGCTTATTCTCATACATGTTATGAAGGAGTTTATCCCCCATGTGATAAATGTCCTGCTTGTATCTTGAGAGCAAAAGGCTTTAAAGAAGCAAGAGTAAAAGATCCATTGATTGAACGCTTTGAACGAGGAGAATAAACTTTGATGGGGTGGCGGAAGAGTATAGACGCTTAACTGAAGTGCACACAGTAAGAAATATACTTCGTCTAAAGACACTGAGGATGAGGTCAGACCAGAATGAGGGAGTCGTGCCCCTCAGTATATTTCATGCAGGTATCGAATCCTGTCCCCATCACTTTATTAAAGGATTATCATGAGTAAGCACCTAAAAAAGTATCTTGAAGAAAGTTTAGGACTTGATCTAAATGATCCAAATCTAAAAGATACAGCAATTCGAATGAATAAGATGTTCAAGAAAGAATTGCTCTGTAATACTTTCACAGAATTTGAAGGGTTCACAACTTTCCCAAATAGTAGACATTATAACCAAATAGTTGGGCTTGAAAGAATAGATTTTGTATCTGTTTGTTCTCATCATATGATTCCATTTCATGGAAAAGCATGGTTCTATTACATACCAAATGAATTGTTGATTGGTGCTAGTAAACCTGTTCGTTGTATCATTCATTACTCTAAGAAACCCCAACTTCAAGAAGAATTAGGTCATGAAGTAATAACGCAATTTGTAAAGTATATTCAACCAAAAGGTGCAATGATTTACATGAGTGCAAGTCATGGTTGTATGTCACTTCGGGGAGTAAAGCAACCTAATATGCTTATGTCAACTTCAGTTGTAGATGGGATATTTAAAACTGAAAAAGAACTTGAACTTAAAGCTTTACAAATGATCCAGATTTCTCTCCTTAATAATCACTAATTAAAGGAAAAACTAAATGACTAATGACCTTAAAGACAATACTTCTGGCCTTAAATCCTTGGGTAGTAAGGAAACAAATTATCAATATAATCAACCAGATATAAGTATGTTGGAAACTTTTCCTAATCTTTATACAGATAGACCTTACATTGTAAACTTTGACTGCCCCGAATATACCTCGCTCTGCCCCAAAACCAAGGCACCTGACTTTGCAGAGATAAGCATTCAATATGTTCCTGATAAAGTATGTCTCGAAACAAAATCTTTGAAACTTTACCTTTTTGCATTTCGTAATCATAATACTTTCATGGAAACAGCAATAAATAAAATATTTAAGGATATATTTGATACAGTGAAACCAATTCATCTTAGAGTTAAAGGTGAATTTAACATAAGAGGGGGGATAGGCCCAACTGTTATATGTGATAGTTCTTATATTCCCCCAATAAGTTACCTTAATAAAGTAGAAATTGAGGAAGATATAACTGAATCCAACAATAAATACATACAAGATTTGCTTGATAAGGAGTAACAATGCTTACAATGCTTAAAGACATACAACTTACGTTCGATGGTAATTGGGCAGATACATTTATTCTAATTATCTTGTTACCTTTTCTTGGTTTTATGGATCTTTCAACCAGATATGTTTTTTGGTTGCTTGATAAATTGGAGGGATAATATGCTATGTAAAAAATGTAATGAACCATTAGATATGAATGATGTTAAAGCAGTACTTGATTTTCCTTATGTAGAAATAAGTTTTCTATGTAAGAAATGTGATGGATTTAATTATGCCTTACTGAATCAAGATGTCTTTATAATCGAGGAAGATGATGAAAGTGATACTTGACAGTGGTGCTTTCTCTGCTTGGATGAAACAGACTGAGATAAGCATTCAAGAATATGCTAAATTCTGTTTGGAAAGACTAGATCAAGTAGATTACATAGTTAATCTTGATGTTATTCCAGGTAAGTACGGAGATAAGAACCCTTCAGAGGAAGAGATAGCACGATGTATCAAACAAGGTTGGGAAAATTATAATTATTTAGTTGATAAAGGAATACCAAAAGAAAAATTGATTCATGTGTTTCATCAAGGAGAGCCATTCGCATTATTAGAAAGAATGGTTTATGAAATGGATTATATTGGACTTTCCCCTGCAAATGATAGAACAACTGCTGAAAAGATGCAATGGTTGGACGGTTGTATGGATCATGTTTGTGATTCAGATGGTATGCCAAAGATCAAGTTTCATGGGTTTGGTGTTACTTCTATGCCAATTTTATTCAGATATCCCTGGTTTTCGTGTGATTCTACTTCCTGGGTACAATTTGGTAAATATGGGATGGTATTATTCCCTAAAAGAAGACAAGGTAAGTATCGCTATGATCTGCCACCATACACTATTAAAGTCTCTTCAAGATCACCTACAAAAATGAAAGCAGATAAACACATAGACACAATGTCATTGACTGAACGAACTTGGTTTATATCCTATATTGAAGAAAAGGGGTTTGAATTAGGAGTAAGCTTTCTTGAGCCAAGAACCAAAGTAATTAGAAACCTTTTAAAAGATGACGAGATTTGGGTGAATAAAGATACAGTTGAAATAGTTAGAATCAAAGGTTTATCTAATAGTGGGGTTATGAGAGATAGATGGAACCTTTTACACTATCTGTTCGTAGAACAAAGTATGCCAAAGTGGCCTTGGCCTTTCAAACATAAAAATAATCTCACTTTGTTTTAGGAGATATTATGAAAAAGGAATTATTTTGCAGAACAATTGGATTCAGAAGTGAAGAACGCAATGAAGATTCTTCAATATCTGTTGCTTCTTTACCAGGTGAAGAAAATATAATTATAACTGGGGCTAGAAAAAGCAAAGGTGTTCAAGTATTTATGTTGTCAAACACCGCTGCTGAATATCTTTATGATCTGCTTGGTGAATGGAAACAAAGTAATCAAAATAAACAATGGTGTGGTAGTTGTCATGAATTATTACCTAATCACATAAAGGGCTGTATTTTTGAAGGGGGAGAATAATGAATCCTGTTTGTCCTATATGTGGATGTGCTAGACCAATTTGGACAAAAGAAAAACCCACTATTCCAGGTATGTATTATTATTGGAACTCAGAAATGAAAAAAGAAGAATTTCTAGTTGTTCAAATTTTTGGTAATCCATTAACTGTTACCACCTTAACACAAAATAGAAATATATATTTTACTACCTTAATTAATCAACTTGATGGTGAATGGATCGGCCCTTTACCTAGACCAAAAGCAAGGAGATAGAATTGAACATATTTTTTGCAGGAAACTTTGTGTGGTTAAAGAATCCTGAACTTGAGAAAGCAGCTAAAGAAATGGTGGAATCTATGGGATTAGAGTATCGTCGTTTGGTTTCTTATTATTTTCCAGAAGACGTAGATACTATTTTACAAATCAAGAAGGGGGAATAAATGGATGATAATATTCCTAAAGAGCCAGGATTTTATTGGGCAAAGAGTGACAAAGAATTTAAATGGTTTAATTTAATAGTTAAAATTTATGGTGATATTCCTTACTTACGTTTTACTGCATGGAATCTTGCAAAAGATTCCATAGAAGAAGGAAATAAACCAAATTTTATTTTTGGATCTAAAATAGAAAGGGATATTTGATATGGAAATAATTCGTAAGGATCTACTATCTGTATTAGATATATTAAAACCTGCTGTGGCAAAAAAAGATATTATAGCCCAGCAACAGCATGTTATTTTTATGGGTTCTTATGTAGGAACAATAAATGGACAGATAGTGATATCTCATCCTTTTCTTACTCCATTTAAAACAAGTGTAAAGTTCTCTGATCTCCAAAAAATTCTATCTGCAAGTGGTGATGAAAAGGTAGATATTCTTGTCGAACAAAACAAGATGAAGATAATAGCTTCGGATACAAAAGCAAGTCTCAACACCATTGTAGATGATAAGGACAAGATAGAAGACCTTCTTGATTCCCTTATCAAAAGCACAAAAGAGTGGAAATCTGTACCTGAAGACTTTTCAGATGCTTTGTATCTTTGTGCATTTTCAGCAAGTAGAAATCAAAATGATGGTGTACTTACCGCTGTATCAGTACAAGGAAATATTGTAGCAACATCAGATAAGATAAGGACAAGTCTATACACAATGAAAGGTCCAGTAGAACCGTTCTTGATATCTGCACCTGATGCCCAAGAACTCAGTAATCTGTCTATAACCCATTATTGCATTGCTGAAAATTGGTTGCACTTCAAGACTGAGAATGGTGCAACTTTTTCTGCAAGAAAGTTTAATGGTAATCATCTACCATTTGAAAAGTTGTTCACTGCTCTTATTTCAGGTACACCTACTTTTAATCTCCCTTCTGCTCTTAAAGACGCTATATCTGTAGTAGCAATCATGGTAGATAATGCCAATGATGTTTCTCAGTTTATAACCCTTGAGTTTAAATCAGATGGGACTATTCTTTGTAAAGCTGAAAGGGAAAGAGGTTCAATTGAAAAGATAGTCCCATCTGAATATAAAGGTCCAGAAGTTTTGATCAATATTAACCCCTCTTTACTCTATCAGGTTCTTGAAAAGTCTACTGATATGAGCCTTCATCAATTGAAAAAAGGTGAAGGAATGATTGTTGATACTGCATTGTTCAAGTCTGGGGAGTTTAAACACATAGTTATTCTTCCACTTGTAAGGAGATAGTATATGGAAAAAGATATGGAAGAAGCAGTAAAGTGGTTAAAGTATTTAAGGGAAGGAAAAACCTATATGTATCAAAATAGGTATAAATATGCTCAAATTATCCTTAATGCTCTAGTTGAGTGTGGCAAGATTTCAAAAGAGGAATGTGAAGAGATAATCACAGAACAAGATCATTCCTGGTAGTGAAATTTATTAGATTCTTAGGAGATAACATGTCAATTGAAACAGCGATAATTATAGGTTCTATAATGATTGGTTTTCTTTCAATAGTGGTTGCTGTTCATCTAATTTGGCATTTTATTACAAAGAGATAAAAATGAATGGTAGAACAGCAAAACAATTGAGGCGGCAAGCTAAAATGTTTGTTGATTCCACTAACAAAGAGAAAGGAAAACAAATCTTCTCTGATAAAGATGGGTATATGAGAGAACAAAATTCTAAACAAATTGTAGTAGCTGGTTGCACTAAAGCAGCAGTTAAGGCTTTAAAGAAAAGTAGAAAGGATAAATAAAATGGATACAAGAACAGGAGAAATATTTACGCCTGAAATATATAGGAAAGCATTAGAAGAAATTGATAAGCAATTTTTAATGGAAATGAAAATAGATCCAACTGAAAAACAACTCAATAGAAAACCTCCAAAAGTTGGAAGAAACGATCTTTGTCCGTGTGGATCAGGATTAAAATTCAAGAAATGTCATTTGAATAAACCAGTAGAGGATGAATAGAATGAAAATATATATAGGTTTTGATTTTGAAGGAAATCCTACAGGGGTGCTTTTATCTGACTCAAGAGAAAAAGTAGAAATAGTTTGGGCAGCAATGAAAGATACTCCTCATTCTATTGAAGAAATAGATCCAAATACAGAATTTGGATTACACAATGTAGTATTTCTTTTAACCTCTGAAGATAGAACAATTAGAGCAAGTGAAATAAGCAGTCGCAATGGATATATCCAATTCCGTAAATGGAAAAGAGGTTTATAATGCAAGGTTTCTTTTCTCTTAAAGAGATAATGGAAGCTTCTGCTACTTCTGCTCCAACAGAACCATTTTGTAATGACTGTGGTTTGTTTAGATATGTAAGATCACCAAAGATGCCTTTCACTGGTAGTGGTAGGAAACAAACACTTATAATAGCAGAAGTTCCTGGAGAAACAGAAGATTTATATAACAGACAACTTGTTGGAGTAACAGGTCAATGGTTAGAAAAGAAACTTAAATCATTTGGTTATGATCTTTATAAAGACTTCTGGTTGACTAATAGTGTTAACTGCCGAACCCTTGATAAAGATGGAAATAATCGAAACCCAACACCCCTTGAAGTCAATCATTGTCGTCCATATGTAGAATCCATCATCAAACAATTAAATCCGAAAGCTATCATTATATTTGGTGAAGCATCGTGTAGAAGTTTCTTTGGTCCTTTATTCAAAGATAATATCAAAATAGGAGAATGGGAAGGTTTGGCAATCCCTAGTAGAAAGTTTAATTCCTGGCTACTTCCTTTATATCATCCCCAGTATGCAATTAGAAATAGCCAAGATGAAAACATGCAAGCTTATTTTGATATCACTTTGAAAAAGGCACTTGATAGCATTGAACGACCGTTCCCACAATTTGATGATCACACAAAGAAAGTAAAACTCCTTTACAAGATAGATGATATATGCCAAACCCTTACTGAAGTTCTTGACACTCAGCCAGAAATTTTCTTTTTCGATTATGAAGCAAATGGTTTGCGACCTCAACGAATGGGTTACAAGATAGTAACTCAGTCGTTCTCTACTAATCCAAATGAAGCCATCTCATTTCCTTTTCAATACAGACACTATCTATCTGCAAATGATCAAATAAGAATCAAGTCTTTGTGGCGAAAAATAATGTTGTCACCAAAGATTAAAAAGGTAGCTCATAATTTCAAGTTTGAATACTCACTTACGAAAAATATCTTTGGGTGTGATATTGCAAACAGATATTGGTGTACAATGGATGCTGCCCACATCGAAGATACAAGGTTCAAATATACAGGATTAAAAAAACAAGCTTTTCTAAAATTTGGAATAGAGCCATATAATGAGCATATTGAACCTTACCTACAAGAAGTGGGTAATACAGGATTTAATCGAATCGAAGAGGTTGATCTTGAAGAATTATTGGAATACGGTGCTTATGATTCTTTAATTGGTCATAGATTGCTTCTTGAACAAAAGAAAACCTTAACAAATGAAAGAGAACCTGGTTGTGGATCTCTAGCTGATGCTAGAGAATTTTTCTTTGAAGCAGCAAAATGTTTTATGGAAATATCTGATAGAGGTTTTCCAAGTGATATTGAGTATTACAGAAGTGAAAAGAAAAGACTCCAAGATAAAATAGCAGAACTAAAGCAGCAGATAAAAGATAGTCGAGAAGCACAATTGTTCCTTGAACAAAAAGGGAGAGAAATAAAAATTGGGAAACAATTATCTGATGATGATATGAGGATTATTCTATTTGATATACTAAAAATTCCCCCACATAAACTTACATCAGGTGGGATGAAACCTAGTGTTGATTCTGATTCCCTTGAACGTATTGATTTACCATTTGTCAAAACAGTTGTTGATCTTAAACATCATGTAAAAATAGATGGTAACTATATCAATGGGTTTATAAGAGAAACAATAGATGGATTAATCCATCCAAGTATTAATTTAAATATTGCAAGGAGCCTTCGTTCTTGTATTGCAAAAGGAACAATGATTGATACTGTTAGAGATATTTCAAAATTTCCTAATGGTATTCCTATTGAAAATGTAGTACCAGGAGATTATGTTTTTTGTTTTGATGATAAATTAAATCCACAAATTAAAAAAGTGTTATGGAGTGGTAAAACTGGTGAGAGAGAAGTAATTAGAATACACTGGAAAGGACATAGAAATAATAGAGGGTATATTGATGTTACCCCTGAACATAAAATTAGATTGGCAGATGGTAGATGGATTGAAGCTCAAAATTTAACAGGGGATTATAGAACAAACAAAGATAAATTAAGGTCACCAAAAATAAGAGTTCTTTCTTTAAACAGAAGAGGGGATCAATTATATTTTACAGGACATACAGGAAAACATAATACAGGGGTACTTGAGCATAGATTTATATATGAGCAATTAGTTGGTTCTTTAGATATTGAAGATATAGTGCATCATAAAGATTTAAATCATTTTAATCATACTCCTAATAATCTTGCAAAAGAAAGTAAAAGCTCTCATGCTTCTTTTCATTTTTCTTTGTTAGGATCTGATCCAAAAATAAGGGAACAAAGATCAATTATAATGAAAAGAAAAAGAAAAGAAAATCCAGAATTATATGCAAATTCTGGAGGTAAAGGTTTACAATTATCGAAATTTACTTTCCTTAAAGCTTTAGCTAAATCAAAAGGAAAACCTACTCAAACACCCTATGATTATTCCACTGTTATTACATACTGTAGCAAATTTAAAGTGGATTATAAAGAAATTGCTATTAGATATGATATTAAAGGAAAATATATATCTAAAAGTAGATTAGAAAAAGCAATTGAAGAAGGAAGAGGATTTAACAGTATCAGAAAAGAATTAGGTCATAATTATTACAGATTTAAAGATTTACTTAAATTATATGGGATTGAACTAAAAAGAAAATGGGGAAATCAACATGGAGAATTTGTTCCTAACAATCATATAATTACAGGAATAGAAAAAATAAATAAGGTTGTTGAAGTTTATGATCTTGAGATTGAGGATTGCCACAATTTTATTGCTAATGAAATAAATGTTCATAATTCATGCTCGGATCCTAATCTACAAAACGTGCCAATACGTGAAGAAATGGCAAAAAAATCTTGTAGAAGTGGGATGTTTCCAGAAAAAGGTCATCAACTATTATTTGCAGATTATAAAGGAATTGAAGTATGTGTTGCTGCTATGTATTCTGGTGACAAGAACTTGATTAGATACATAACAGATCCAAAATCTGATATGCATAAAGATAAAGCAATGGAACTTTGGAAGTTGTCCCCAAATGAAGTAACAAAAGATATCAGGTTTTACGCCAAGAACAAATGGGTATTCGCTCAGTTCTATGGTGACTGGTATGGAGCTTGTGCAGAACAATTGTGGTTCTTTTGCCTTCATCTTAAAACTGCAAGTGGAATAACTCTTGAAGATCATCTAATTAACATCGGTATGTTCTCTAGGAACACTCACCCTGACACTCAGCTTAAAGCTTTTAAAGCACACTGCAAAACTGTTGAAGATAGAATGTGGGGAGAACAATTTGGTGATCTTAAACAATGGCAACTCAGAACAGCAGATTTCTATAGAAAGAAAGGTTATGTAGTTTTAAAGCATGGGTTTAGACGTGGTGGTTATCAAAGTATGAATCAGTTAGGGAACACCCCGATCCAGGGGACAGCTTTTCATCTACTTTGTAAAACCATTACTGAGTGCAATCTGATACTTAAAAGGGAACAACTAAAATCTTCTTTTTTACTCCAGATTCATGATGAATCTATCACTAATCTATTTCCACCAGAATATGAACATGTAAGAGAAACTTTAAATTATGTTGGAACTAAGAAAATAAGGGAAGATTATGAATGGATTAATGTTCCATTAACTTTAGAGTTTGAGTCTGCAATGATTGGAGCACCATGGTACTATAAAACTGAGATAGATGAAGCTGGATATTGTGCAAAGAAGGATAGTCCTTGGTTTAGAGAAAAAATCATAGGAAGGGAGATGTAAAATGGAAGAATCAATTTTAGGAAAAGTAAGATCAATTGGAATGGGAACATTTATAAATGAATGCAAAGTTATTGATTGTAAATTCAATGAAGGTGAAAATTGTCAATTTAAAGAAATAAGTATAATTCCAATGAAAGATAATAAACCATTTTGTAGTAAATATAAACAAAATTCTTTTACTAATGCATCCCGAATAATTGTAGACAAAAAAATACGTTTCACTCCACATCAAACTACAGGGAAAGAACTTAATAGTTTTAAATTAGGAAAAGAATACCAACTTTTTAGACAGGATAAATTAGATGCAGATGATCAATTTATTCCTGATGATTATACAAAAATATTTGTAGATCAAGGAGATATATTCTACAGTGTATTAAAATCTATTATTGGGGGATAATATGGCTGACTTAGCAGTAGCATATAGACCAAGAAATTTTAATGAAGTTGTTGGAAATAAACATACAGTAGATGCCCTAAAGCTCATAATGGAAAGACCAAAAGATAAGATACCAAAATGTATCTTACTTATGGGACCAAAAGGAACCGGGAAGACGACAATTGCCAGAATCATAGCAAAACATCTTGGAGCTTTCAATGACGAAGTAGACTACAACCCTGACTTCAGAGAATACAATATTGGAGATGCAAGAGGTATTGACAACGCAAGAGCTATTAAAGATGAATACATGTATGCACCTCAAGTAGGTTCTGCTATTGTTTATATGCTCGATGAAATTCACCGGGCAACCAAGGATTTCTTCGAGTGTTTATTGAAACCGATGGAAGAACCCCCTTCTCATGTTTGGTTTATTCTTTGTACAACTGATCCAGAGAAACTTCCAGAAACTGTACGATCAAGATGTACAACATTTAGTATGGGAACATTATCAGGGGATGAAATATCTGAAGTTATTGCCACTATTCTTGCTGAAGAACTTGAATGGAGTGACGATAAAAATTTTATCCCTGACATAGATTTTGTTTTGAAAAACTTCCCCATTGCTATCATTCAAAAGATAGTAGCTAATTGTGAAGGATCACCAAGAAACGCAATAAAACTCCTTGATAAAGTAATAGATATACAAGATGAAAAACAAGCAATTGAAACCATTGATCAAACATTTCTTGGTGAAGCTTCAGTAAAAGATATTTGTGATGTTTTATTGAGCAACAAAACAAAGGAAGATAAATGGCAATCAATGGTAAAGGTTCTTGCTCAAGTAAAAGATTCAAAAGGTCAATCTGATCCAGAAAAAGTTAGACGCGGAGTAATGACTTATCTTACAAAGGTACTTACAAATACACCAGATCATATTCGTGTTGCAATGATGACTAAAATGTTCTGGAACAATTACTATGATTCTGGTTATGCTGGACTTATTATGAGTTGTTACACTGCTTGTCAGGTGTAAGTTTTCTACAAAAATTTCATTATAATATGCTATCATATATAATGAAAGGAGAGAATATAAATGGCAGAAAATGAATATCAAGAAGATTTATTTGTAGATCCATGTAACTTAGACAAAGAATGGAATCGTAATGGTCCTCTTGCTATGAAATGGGCAGAGAAATCAGCGCAAGCTGATTATGAATTAAAAATGGCAGAACAAAACTATAAAATTATAGAATCACAAATAGAAGCAGAGATAAGAAGTAGTCCAGAAGATTTTAGCCTTCCTGAAAAACTTACTGAAGCAATGGTTAAAATGGCTATCAGAATGAATGAAAAATATAAGATAGCTTCTGAAGTGTGGGCAGATGCAATAAGAACATCCAAGATACTTGCTGAAGCAAAAGATGCAATGAAGTTCCAAAGACGAGCAGCATGTCAAGGTCTTACATCACTCTGGGTTTATAAATATGGTGATGCACAAAGGATATCAAGAGAAATCAGAGATGGTATCCCAAATCAAGAGGATGAATTAGATGCTCATATGGAGCAATATCAAAAACGCAATGCATAAAATCTTGTTTTGTATTGGTGTTGGTATTTGTACAATACCTACGATTATTATCAAGCTTTGTACAAGGTCAATTTGCAGAGCTTACTTTGAAGAGAAAAAATCTTTCGAGAGGGGTGAAGAATGTACGATGCATCGCAAGACGAAATCCTTAAACAATTAATCGAGGCACAAAACGAAGGATTTGATAGACTTGAAAAAGGTTCAAATCTTAAATGGCAGGGGTTGTTTATTGACCCCCTTCCTCAAGGAACTCCAGATTTTTTCAAGACTCCTGCAGGTAAATATCTTATTGATGTTATACCATTTATTGTAGCAACAAATCTCCATTTCAATAAAGAACAAGGTAAATGGCATTATACGATTGAATTTTACCAACACGAAAAAATTGGCCCTCTTGAAAAAAGAAGGCTTTGTCTTGCAAGAACATTAGGACAAAAATGTCCTATTTGTGATGATCTTGATGCCGAAAAGCTCAAACAGAATCCTAGTAAGACACTTCTTGATACAAATAAACCAAAGAGAAGAAATCTTTATAATATTTGGTCTCATATGCCAGCCGAACAAGAAGCGAAAGGTGTTCAGTTGTGGGATTGTTCTTACCATATTTTTGAGAAGACTATCCAACGCCGTGCTCAAATACCTATTGAAGGTGGGTCGCGTATTTGGATGTCCCCTGATGCACAACATGGGAAAAGAATCTACTTTGAAAGAAGTGGTAAAGGTGTTACAGATACAGAGTACATTAACCATGAATTTGTTGATCGTAGAATGCCACTTCCTGCAGAAATAATGGCGAAAGCTATATCTCTTGAAATGATCATTCACATTCCAACCTTTGATGAAGTTTATGAAGATTGGAAACAAACTCCAAGAGATGCTGGTAGTACTGCTACTTATAGTGTTCCTACTACTCAACAACCTACTGCACAGATATCTTCACAAGAAAATAGACCTGAACCTGGTCAAGCATTTACAGAACAAGAACAGAAACAAGCTTCAATTCCCACATGTCCTTTTGGGGGTATATTTGGTGCAGATTGTCAGAAGATAAGTTTCTGTGGTAAATGTTCTGTTTGGGATGCTTGTGCAGCAAGGCAGCAAGAATTGCAAGGCAGCAAACCTGCTGAAGTTGTAACACAACCTGTTGAAACATCAACACAAGAAGCAAAACCTGTAGAAACTACACCAACACAAACTGCTTCTGCACCTATTGCAAGAAGACGAAGAGGTTAAACAGTTAGTAGGAAAAGTGCTAGTGTAAGTGAGAGTTGACGGCTTACAGTAATCACTTCATGAGGGGCATTAGTTACTTTTCCTGCTATATTAAACTGTGATGGGTAGCATAATGGTAATGTATAGTATCCCTATCCCATACTATGTTTTAATGAATATAGATACCCATTGTGGGTTTCGCCCTCCAGTCAATTATTCATTAAAATTTGTGGGTTCAAGTCCCACCCCATCACAGTTTTCTTTTTAAGGAGCTTTAAATGTTGAATATAGTTTCAATTAAAGCAACAACAATTCCAGATGCTTGGCATCAATTGATAATGTCTATCATGGATAATGGAAAGGTGTTTAAAATTGATGAAGGTTCTTATTCAGGAGATTACAGATTAGAATTTGATTTTGTGATTATTCAAATACTCCATCCAGAAATAAGACCATTTGAACCAGAACTTCCAGATGATATGAAAAATGCAGGGATTCCCAATCCCGTTGCACCAGGTTATATTGAAGGTGGTGAAGGATTTGAAGGTGATCCCTATGTATTATATTTAATGTCATCTGAAAAGAAATCAGAGGAAGACTATACATACGGCCAAAGATTAAATAGAGCAAATCCAGTTGATCCTGATAAATATGAACATTATATAAAAAGATGTAATTTTGATCAGGTACAATATGTGATCGACAAATACAAAACAGGCAAGATTCGAAATAATCAATTGTGTATGAGTATTGCACAACCAGGGGATATGCTTTTAAAAGATCCTCCTTGTCTTCAATTGATTGATACTCGTATTCAAGATGGAAAATTGCATTTCACGACTTATTTTAGATCATGGGATTTATGGGGGGGATTACCAGCAAATTTTGGTGGGATACAATGCTTGAAAGAACATATGGCAGAACAAATAGGTGTTGATCCTGGTGAAACAATTGGTGTTTCAAAAGGTTTGCACATCTATAGTTATGTATGGGAATTAGCTGAATTGCGAAGACGCAAAACAGGATATGTATCAAAATTTTTACAAGAGATACAATCCAATAATCCCACTTGTGGATGTTGTGGTGCAAAAATGCTGCGTTTTGGTTGGTATGAAATTGACCCTCTTTATAAATATTGGTATTGTCTTGAATGTGATAAAGCAAATAGACTTCCTTTTTTGAGAGCACAATACAACGGAATTTGGATGGATTAAATATGAGGTGATAAAATGACAGAACCAATGGTGATGGTTAGAAGAAAACCCCCATCTGATGATGCTCAAACAGTGGTAGAACATGTCCAAGACAAATCCCAACATCAAATCATAGTACCAGAACAAATACAATGGGTAACATCAGGGTGTCCTACTCTTAACCTTGCTCTATCTGGAAATGTTCATAATGGATTTCCGAAAGGTAAAATCATAAATGGGGTGGGAGGACAAACTACTGGTAAAACATTGATGTGGTGTGAGCTTGCAAATAATATATTTTATGGAGAAGGTAAGAAACAAGGTAAGAAAGTTCTTATAGCTGTAAACGAACCTGAAAATAAATTCAATTATCAACTTGCAGCAGAAAATCATTTACCAATAAACGATATAATATGGGAACATTCAAACACAATTGAACAGTTTTGTAATTGGTCAATTAATCTACTCTCTGAGAAGAAAGGAAAATATGATACCATTTTGCTTATCCTTGATGCTCTTGATCGCCTTGATAATGCTAGAGAAATCAAAAAGAATGCAAAGAAAGGTATTGAACAACAGGATTATAAAGTAGGAATACCTTCTGTATTATCAAATTTCTTTCATGCTGAGAATACAAAGCTGATCAAAGATTCTAATTGTATATTCCATATTGTATCTCAAATAAGAGATAACGTAGGCAGGAAACCTTGGGAAAGAAAGTATGTAAGATCAGGGGGTAATGCTCTTGATCATTCTTGTGAAATAATCTATTGGTTATACCAAAAAGGTGAAATGAAACATGATAATGGTATGATCCAAGGGTTTGAAATAGAAATAGATGTAGAAAAGAATCATGCTGCACTTCCATCAAAAACTACTCGATTTAATATAATAGCAGGTTACGGTATAGATTATATTGGTAGTGCTGTGGACTTTGCTCTTGAAACAGGAATAATTGTTCCGAATGGGAGTTGGTACAAATGGGGAACAGAAAATATGGGTCAAGGTGAAAAATGTATTGTCCCTTTCTTCGAGCAAAACCCTGATCAATATGTTGTTTTACTTGATATGATTCAAGCAAGATGGGATACTATGATGGAAGAAGCTAGAATAAAGAGGGTATCTAAATGGTAGGAGTTTAATATGGGATATTCAATTGATGAATCAATGGTACGAGTTGACTTTTTTAAAGAATCAGGTAAATGGTATGCTACTGAAGCAGTGAAATGGATTGGGTATAGAAATACACTTATTTATGATGCTTTTGAAAATTCTTTACGTGAACATTTTAAAGGAATACCACGATATGTTGGAATGTGGGCAGTTTGTCTTGTTCCCTATCATGAACATTCATGTCCTATTATGATTAAATGGGAAGGAAAAAATGGTAGATAAATCTAAAACTGTTGATCTAGTATATTATTTTAGTCCAAGAGGTTGGTGTTTTTCAAAAGATGGACAATTAGTTTATGGATTTGAATCTCAAGATGAAACAGCACAAGCAATGAGAGAATATTATGGAATAGTCGAAAAAACTGAACCATCTAAAAGCTATGGATCTTTAATGGAATGAGGGGTAGTAAATGAAACCTTGGGATAGGTATGAAAAATGGAAGAAATTTGAACCAAAAGTTATAAGACACCTTACAGAATATTGTGATAAACAATATCCAACTTCTGATCCAGATAATGATTTAAATAATTGGTCAATACCTGATCTTAAAGCCCATATGAAAGCTTATGTAAATAGAATAGGAACAACACAAAGAGGTCCGGAACAAGCAAAAGAAGATATGTTAAAATTAGCTCATTTTGCTTGTATTATTTGGAATAAATTAGGAGAATAAGTATGGATAAAGAAATATTTGAAAACCATATACAAGAAATATTGAATGGATTTCAAGATAAATATAAAATGGTTGTAGCTCATGTATTTGTTTTTCATTCAAATGATCATAGAATTGATAAAATTTCTATTGATGCTGAACCAATAGAACAGTGGAAAGGAAAGTATGGTGGGAAATTATAAGCTCACAATAATAGTAGATTGCAACTACATTGCCAATACTGCTAAACATTCAATGAAAGGTATGGGACTTAAACATGAAAACATAAACACGGGAGTAATATATGTTTTTCTCCAACAGATTGGAAGTTTCATAAAGAAATTTAAATCAAGGAAGCTTATTTTTTGTTGGGATTCAAGAACTTCAAAAAGATACATGATGTATCCAGAATACAAAGCGAACAGAAAAGACAAAAACAAACTTACTGAGGAAGACTTGATTTATAACAACATTTGTTATGGTCAATTTGCTACAATCAAAGATGATGTTTTACCTTCAATGGGATTTAAAAATATCTTTTGTCAGGATGGGTATGAATCTGATGATATTTTAGCTGCATTAACAATGCATAGTGATCTTTATGCTAAAAAGGAAAAGATCGCAATAATGGGAAATGATCATGACCTTTTTCAACTATTATCACCTGATGTTTTCCTTTACGATCATAAAACAAAGGAGAAAACTACAGATAAAGATTTCTATGATAAATTTGGAATACAACCTGATAAATGGGGTGAAGTCTTAGCAATATCTGGTTGTAATACTGATTATGTAAAAGGTATTGAAAATGTAGGGGTAAAGACAGCAATAAAATATGTTCTTGGTAAGCTACCAAGAAGCAGAGAAACATATGTTGCGATCTTATCTGAATGGGGCAAGCAAATAATCGAACGTAATAAGAAGCTTGTAATACTTCCTTTTGAAGGTACAATAGTTCCAACTATTGATAATGATGAAGTATTCTATCTGAAAAACTTTGAAAATATGTGTGAAAAGTATGGCTTTTATTCTTTTCTTAAAGCCGAAAGACTTATTGAATGGCGAAACTTATTGGGGATGAGATAATGACAGTTCCAATTTGGGGCATAGTAACTATACTATATATATTTAGTCTTTATTGGTCACTTAAACAAAGTGATAAACCTTACGATTTTTCAGCATTATTTTACTTACCAACATTCACAGTTATTTATTTACTTTATTGGGTGTTTAAATTAACTACAGGATGGCTATAATGATCATAATTGGAATTGACCCAGGACAAAAAGGGGCTATTGGAGTAATTCATTCAGATGGATCTTATGATGTTCATGATCTACCAACATTTGAAACCAAGAAAGAAGTTAGATCCAAACGATCTATTACTCCAAAAAAAGTAATCCAAACAAAAGTTTTTATAGACAGAAAAAAGTTATTGGAACTTCTTGATGAAATAATATCCTCTGATAAATCTAAACCTTATCAATGTTTATGTTGTATTGAAAAGCAACAAGCCATGCCCGATCAAAGTGCAATATCAGGATTCAACACTGGTAAACAATATGGTGAAGTCTTGATGGCTCTTGATGCTCTTGGCATAAGTTATGAAGAAACAACCCCGAAAGAATGGCAGAAGCACTTTTCGATTGGTAGAGATACTAAAGGGGATAGTTGTAGAAAAGCAGAAAATCTTTTTCCAAAACTTTTTTTGAGAGGACCAAGAGGAGGAATATTTGATGGTCGTAGTGATGCTATTTTAATCACTCTTTTTTATTCACGAAAAATTCAAGGACAAGTATGAGAACAGTAGATGATATAAAATGGTGGAAACCTATCCGAATAAATCAAAGATCAGTAGATTTTCTTTTCCCATTTAGATGGATATTAACTATTTGTTTTCGTGGAGAACCTTGTTACTATTTTTGGAGAACAATAAAATATGGTAAAAAAAATCAAACTTAAAAACTTTGCAAGCCATAAAGATTCTGAACTAGAACTTGATCCTGGCTTGAATGTGATAGCAGGTTCTACAGGAAACGGCAAGTCTGTGATTCAAAGTGGAATCGAGTGGTGTTTCCTCAATAATCTTCGTGGTTTAAGTTTTCGACCTATAACATATCCAGTTAATAAAAAAGATACATCATCAGTGGAAATTATATTTGATAATGGTTCTATATGCAGAGAAAGAAACGAAGCAACCGGTGAAAATGCAATAAATGGGTACAGATATGCAAATGGTAATGATGTTGGTATGTTAGAAGCTTTACGTTCCGATGTACCAGAAGAGATTTTTGATATATCTCGGATAGATGAAATAAATATTCAGGGCCAAGAAGATGATAGATTCCTTTTAAGCAAACACACATCACCAGGAGAAGTGGCAAAAAAGTTAAATGAGTTTTGTGGCCTAACTATTATCGACAAAGTATCTGATAATGTTAAAAGGTTTGTTGATGAAATAACCACAAAACTGAGAGAAACAAAACAATCCCTCACTGATGCTGAAAAAGAAGTAAAGAACCTTTCTTATTTAGATTCTATAGAACCACTGTTCTTAGGAATTGACGAACTAATCAATAGAAGAATTGGCATTGAATCTAAAGTTTCAAAGGTGCAAGAGATTTCTACTTCAATTACTCTTTTAAAGGAAAGGATAACTGATAATAATGAATGGTTAAAATGTAAACCAATATTGATAGAAGTTGAGGAACTTCTAAACAAGAAGAATACTTTAACCATATCTGTTCAAAATATCAGGACACTTTTAAAGAATGTCCAAAGACTAAAAGAGAACATCAAAAAGAAACATGAATTTTTGAAGTCAAAAGCAGTTCTGAACGACATAGAATTGCTTATTGAGAAGCGTGGAATGATAGTTTCCTTGAAAGATAAAGTTAAAAATGTATCAGAGCAAGTATCAAGACTGAGAACTAAAATCCACGACAACCAAGATATCATTAAAAATAAAAAATCCCAACTGCAAAATTTGCTCAGTTCTGTTGATACCTGCCCCATTTTTGAGATTACTTGCAATTTACCTGATGATGTTAAAAGTGGAAAGGCACCTTTCTGATGAAAATATTAATTGGACGATCTAATACTGGAGTAGTAGGATTTATCTCATGGGAAAGATTAGAACAACTTTTTAAAAATGTTGGGGAGATAAAAGAAAATGAAAAAATGGTAGGAGCCAATATAGATGAAAGAGGAATAACTTATACAGTGGAGAAGAAATGAAATTCTTATGTACTTCGGATTGGCATTTAAGATCAACACCACCTAAAAATAGAGTAGATGATTTTGAAGCAGAATTATTCAGGAAATGTGATTATGTTTATAATTTTGCTTATCACAATCAAATTCCTTATATTTTAAGAGCAGGGGACTTGACCAACTCTGCCACATTGCCTTATTCTATTACTCAAAGATACATTGATCTTTTCCTCAATTGGAAAGAAAAAGGAGTAATGGGAATAGATGTAGCAGGTCAACATGATATGAGGTATCATTCAAATGATCTTGAAAATACTCCTATCATGACATTCTCAGCAGCTAAATCAATCCAACTATTAACTTATGGTGATATGTTCGAACCAGAAGAAGGAATTCATATTTATGGTGCTGGATGGAATGATCCCATTCCTGAAATAGAAGATCCAGAAGCATTTAATATTCTTATTATCCATTCTATGATGATCTCTGAAAAGATATGGTATGGTCAAGAGAATTATGATAGTGCAAGAAAGTTTTTAAGGGATAATGATTTTGATCTTATAGTATCTGGAGATAATCATAAAACAGTTGTAGCACAAGATTATGAAAAAAATACATGGCTACTTAATACTGGTTCTTTAATGAGACAAAAATCAGATCAAATGGATCATAAACCTTGTATTTTTATCTTTGATACAGAGACAAGAAAGGGTGAGATTCATTATATTCCTTGTAAAGATATTTCTCAGGTTATGAATATCGAAAAGATTTCTAAGGAGAAAGAACAAAGTAAGGAACTTAATGATCTAAAAGAAAAGCTGAATGAAAATATAGAGGAATCTGGTCTTGATTATTTATTGAATCTTAGATTAGGATTATCTACTTCTGGACTTAGTGAAAAGGCAATCGAGTTTGTAGAAAGGAGTATTCCAGCATGAGTAATATAATTCAAGATATCCAGTCCTATAAAAAAGCCATCACTGAAACAGAAAGAACTATCGCACAGGATGAAGGTTCTTTAAAAACAAATGAAGAAAGTTTGAAAAAAGAAATTGGTAACTGTTCTGAAAATTTCGTTTTTAAATGGTTATCAACAAATGAAACAGAAATGATTAACATTGACAAACAGATTAATGAGAAGTTAACCCATCTTAAACAAGTGTTTCCATTATGAAAGAATTTTATTTAATGGCATCCCCCCTTATAGTAATAGTATTTATTACATGGTTTTTAACTACTTTAATATTTTGGTTTGGGCTTTCCCCAGAAAAAAGTTTGACTGATGTTTTAATTATAGAAAGAGATTTGATTAAAGAAGTTATAAATCATTTTAAGGGATTGAGAATATGATTGAATACCAAAAACTTAAACAAAAATTCACTGATGAAAAAACAAACCGAGATTTCCTTTTAAGGAATATTGAAACATATAAACAATCAACACAGTTATTGGAACAAGATCAAATTGCTGCTAAAGCTGCTCAAGTGTATTGTCAACAAAAAGCAGAAGAAACACAAAGAAACCTTGAGTATAGGATTTCAAATTTAGTATCAACTGCATTATCAGCAGTCTTTGAAGATCCAGATCAGTTCCTTGTTAAATTTGTCCAGCGCCGAGGCCGAACTGAGTGTGATCTGTTGTTCATGAAAGATGGAAAAGAAACAGATTTTGTTGGGGGTGGTGTAAAAGATGTAACTTGTTTTGCTCTAAAGATTGCTTTTCTATTCTTGAAAAGGAATAAAACAGGTAATCGTTTATTCTTTGCAACTGATGAACCATTTAGAAATCTTCATGGAGATAAAGAACAAGAAAACTGTTCTGATATGGCGAAGATGTTGACTAGAGAATGTAACCTTCAAATATTGATGATAAGTGATGTGGAGAGAGTAAATAAAGCAGCAGATAAAATATTTACTGTGGAAATGAGAAATAAGATCAGTTATGTAAATTAGTTATGTCAGGAATGTCGCCACCCCCACCGAATAAGGCTCCCATTTTTGACTCCTATGAGCAGGAAATTATTTATATACCTACTGTAAATGTTATTTGATAATTAGCTGTGCCCTCATACCAAGTAGAAGCATCATTGCTGTTATACAACCATTGACCTGTTTTATTGGATATACCCAGAAGAAGATAATTAGATGCATCGCCAGTACTACTAGACCCCAACTCAATAGCATAAGCAGTACCAGCCGATAGGGTGTATCCTGCGAAAGGAAATATGTAACTAGCCCTACTCCCGGATGGATGAACATGATCGCTAGCACTTGCAAGAGTACCACTAGGGGCCGTAGTAAAAGACATAAGTGAACAATAAACTGTAGTACTAAATGTTCCTTGTACACCAATTTGTACTGTTACACTCTTGAGGGTATAAGCACATGAGGCCACAAACTTCGTCGCCCGATACTGCGTCCAATCGTCAGGAGCACGTGCAAATACCGTGTCTCCCACATATGCGGGAGACATATCACCGGCACAAAGACCAACACCCCCAGCAATATATGGATTCATTCGGGCATCTGCTGGTCGAATGATATCATACTTTGGCACGAACAGACCACCTGCAAAAATGTACGTAGTGGTCTTCCCGACTGTTTTTAGAAAGTCTCTTCTATCCATATTAATATCCATCAAAACCTATAATCTTGGCCTTGTACTTGATTTCAATGCCGATTACAAGAGGCTCGCCAGTATAGTCCCCAGCAGCGGCGTTGGAGAAAGCTAAACGAGTTATGCTACCCGCCGCCACATTCCAGTCAGCATTCGACTCAGCGGAATAGGCTGTAATCATAGCCTCACTAGTGTCCTCATCAGTCGTGAGTTCGTGGGTAACTGTTAGAGCTGTTCCTCCCGCACAAGCAAGCGCAGCACTGTGCGCTACTGTGCAGCCTGTCATGCTAAAAATTACTGTTTCATTGGCTTGGGCGTTAGCTGACAAAGCATAGATAACTCGATACTTCACCCCTCCGACATAATCATTCGGAACAATCCACGTGAATACAACATCATCACCTTCCGTGAAGGATCGACCGATGACATGAGTTGTCCCAATCTGTGCCGCGGTAGCTGGAGCAGTTGTACCATCCTCAGCGTAACGAATAGGCAGAAACTCTGTCTTGGTGATTATGGTATAATTATTTCCAGTATCAATGAAATTGCGTACCTGTGCCCCATCGTACCATTTAAAAGTTCCACCAGAGTTGCTTGCAGTATCGGTGGAATCATGTTTTATCTGCCCCGCAGTAGTTCCTGGATCGGCATCGCTCGTAGGTGCGTTGAGTGCGGTAAATGAAGGTGTGCCGAACGCGCCAGATACTACAGCCAAAGTACCAGCAGGAATTGTCACATCAGCATCGGGTACAGTCCAGGCTCGTGTCTGTCCGGCAGCAGGGCCGGAAATCGTAATCTTACCTGTTGTGGCAGTAGATTTTATACTACCCGCAGAACCCGTAGTGTCCGCATTGACTGCTGCTTTAGTTGCAATATTTCCATCAAGCTTTTGAATTGCCTGTAAAATACTATCAGTCGCAACTAAAGCTGCTGCACCAGATGTAAATCCAGTAATTGCTTGATTTATGACGTTTGCTGCTGTAACCAACGTACCAGCAGGGAGTATTGCTGTCCCACCATCTGGTGCCTGGATAGTACCCATATTACCAGGCGCCTGATTGGATGGGTCTATCTTGACAGTCTTTGTGGGAGCAGACGTATCATAAAACTGCGCTCCTGCATTATCGAGGCTAACTCCTGCAAGTGATAAAGCACCTATTCCCCTGTTAATTGCGACTTGCGTTGTACCTAAGAAGAATAATTGATTTGTGGCAGCTTTACCTACAATAGCGGCATCTATTGCTTTTTTTACAAGATCAGGTGTCCATGATCTAACAGCAGTAGATGTACCAGCTTCTGCTTCTGCTTGAGTAGCAGTTTTGGGTATTCTTATTCCTTCAAAAGAAGTTTGGGCACTTGCAAATTCAGCAAACCCAAACCAAAGTGCAAACAAAAATAATATAAATTTGGTTTTATTTGACATTTATTTATCCTCTTAAAGTTGAAAAAGTAATCAAACAATTTCTCCTTTTTGTCAATTGAAAACCATTTTTATTGCATTTCTCTTATATCTACTACTGCACCAAAAGTAGATTCAACTATAACAGTACTAACTTTTCCCCACACATCTTCTTTTGCAAATTCAATACCTCTACCAGGAAGCAATAAAGCGGCACGAGGACCGGCAGCATTGTTAAAATGAATATCAACTTCCCCACTACTATCAACTCTATTAAATATTTCTAATCCAGTAATTCTTTTACCAACTGTTACTATTCCTGACCCACCTACTACTCCTATCATTACTACATTCCAATTAAATGTAGGTGAATCAACTGGACTAACAGAAGTTTCTGTGAATCCATCTACAGTTAAATCTTGATAAGATTTAACAGAGTGTCCAGGTGGTACTACTTGTGCTTCACCAGAAAAATTAGTAACTCTTACAGGTACAAGATTGTCATTTCTGAAAGTAGGCATTTTTCATCTCCTTATAACTTAAACTGCAATTTTAATATGCTTCATCCCAGCCATCCTTAGCCACGGCCCCACCTGAAACAAGTATCTTGTAATAACTATTGTTGGGAACATCAAGTATCACCGTGTGCCTTTCATTGGCATTCTTGGTCACCCAATGCAACAATCCTGTTGGAGGGGTTGTTGTGCTGACATACCCAATAAAGGAAGAACTATTCGTGTCGGCCCAACCTATGGCTGTTACTCGCATTGTTCTTCCTGTAGTGTTTTGGTATATCTGACCAAAGTCCCTATTCGCTGTTTCATCGTGATGTATGATGTTTGTCAAGTTTTTTACATCATCAGTATCAAGCTCCTCTATTGCCCCTGGACTAGCAGTTTTTCTCCCTAGCACTCTTGCTGTTGTAACATCTTGTATCTTTACAAAAGTTATAGATCCATTTGCAATAGCTGTAGCTGGGTTAAGATATTGTGGTCTAATGAACAACTCTTTATTTCCTAGAGCATAACCAACCACCTCTGGATTTGAAGCAGGGACACTTGCAGTCAATTCCCCACTTACTCCTAAGTAAATATACTCTCCACTTCCCAAAAAATTGAAATCATTTGAAGTTAGTGGTCCTAAAGTACGTACTCTAACCCACTCTCCACTGACACCTGACTCAAGAAATATTCCTGCAACAGGTTGTTTAACACCATCTGCATAAGCTTTGCGCCAGGTGTTTTTATACAGATTAGCGATTTCACCTGATACTGCAACCTCACCACTGGCAACTTGATACCTTAAATAAGTATGGTTATACAACTCTGCTTTGGTGAAATTGTTCGACAATAGAGTGTTCCACCCAAGCAGACTTGGGTCTACTGTATCATATTCATAAATATTCGTCGCCATGTGATTTTATTCCTATAGATTAATACTGCTCAGTCCATTTTGCCCAACTTAATCCACCCCCCCACTAATATTGTAATTTTCTCCAGGTGACCCGATCCCCCAAATCGCCTTTGACAATAATAGCTCAATAGGATTCGACCCACTTATATATGCTTCCTCCCGCAGCAGACGCAGTGCATTTATACTTCCATCCAGCAGGAACTTTAAATGTAATCGGGATTAAATAATACCGTGGAGTATTTGCTGCGGCTACTTCGGTACTAGCAGACGACGATCCAATATAAACTTTAAAACCACAATCAGCACTACCATTACTGGGAGATATAGTAACATCCATTGGAACGCCAGTTGAGTTTGTATACTCCGTATCCAATGCCCTCGAAGCACTTACCTCACTGACTGTGACACTCATTATCCCCTTAACGTCAGTTCCCGACAGTTCTTCCGCATCGCCAGCGCCCGATGTTTTGCGGCCCAGGATTTTGTTAGCGGCTGAAATGGGAATGCCGAAGGTGGTTCCGCTTGTCGCCGTTAAGTTCCCGATATTTACGAAGTTCGTGGTGGGTGCCCCACTTCTGGCTCCCAATGTATTCCCAAGTTCGTAATTCCCAATTACTACACCCTTGCTGTTGCTGCCCCCAAATTCTATACCGTAGCGGGTGTTACCATTTGCGAACGCACTTGAACCGATTTTGTTCCCGACTATAGAATAATCGACAACTTCATTTGCTAGAAAGATCCCAGAGCCAGTAGTAAGACCGTTATTGTTAATATTGCAATTCGCTATTTTAGTGTCATGTGTTCCGGCGCTTATGTTAATACCATGCCCGTAGTTATGGAATACGTCACAGTTTGTAATAGAAATATTTGCTATCATCCCACTATTCGCGGTATACGTTGTAATGCCTGCTCCCACGGTAGAGGTGAAAACTACAAGGTTTACCAAATTGGTGTTTGTAACTGTTTTCCCTGAAGCTCCAGAATATACGTATATGTTGTATTCATTGGAATCAAATACACAATCCGTTATATAAGAGGAGTCAATTACCTGTGTAGTTGCAGAAAAATACAACCCCCTCCCGCAATAAATCACACTACACTGGGAAATGAATATTTGTATCGAATGGGTAAGCATTATTCCTGCATAGGCTTGGTTGTTACTATCTCCAATTATGGTTACGTTGTTGATAGTTGCCCCACCATAGTTATCAATTAAAATGCCTATGCCATTATCGGCGACTAGGTTGGTAATAGTGCCGCCATCAATTTCGCCTCGCGTCCATGCACAATGTATCCCATAGTAAGGGGCATCCATATAGAAGTCCCTAATGGAACAATAACCCGCAATGCCTGTGCTATTTATATAATATCCGCCGGTCCTTGTAGTCGTGCAGTCAAAATACATCCCGGATATGTGGACACCATTGGCTGTTATATTGAATGTGTCAGCCGTTGCCGAAGTAGTTCTTATTATGGTCGATAACCTGCCGTCGCCATAATATCTACCAGCAATGCTTAGGGTTATTGTGCTTGATACTTTGTAAGTCCCGGCTGGAAAGTAAACATCCTTCCCCACATCACAAGCGGCCTGGATTGCGGTAGTGTCGTCCGCTACTCCATCACCAATAGCACCATATTCCTTCACATTCACAAAGCTAGCTATCTGAAAGCCGGTATGGTCCGAATCTCCATAAGCGAGTTCCGTCAGGGCTGAATGTGCTGTAACCCCAGTTGCTGTAGAAGAAAATATGCCTGTCAAAGGATCATAGGAAAGTCCTGTTCCTATTTGAAAATTCTTGTATATATTTGCACTATTATCAAAACCAAATATAGTATGTGCTCCAGGATCTATGGGAGCTTTCATTACATTTCCTGGGATAACCCCCAAATCCAAAGGAGCAATATTTGCACCAGTAACCCTACCCAATACAGTTTCTTCGGTTAGAGTTAGTTTATATGGAGTATTATCTAAATTTGCAACAAGGACTGAATGAGCATCATATAAAGATTTTGGAACATATAAAGAATCAAGCGAACCAAAAGTTATCTTCTTTTTAATCCATAGAGGGGTACTAGTTGAATCCTCTATCGCCAAAATATCACCGGCGACAGGAGCTATCTTAGACGTAAATATATTGAACTCACCTGGATTATCAGTAAGTGTTTTTACCCCAGCCCAAGTCAAACATATAGGTAGCAACATCGTCAAAGCTATTGCTACTGTCACTGCTGATGCAATAACTTTTTTTGCTTTGTTTTTACTTCTTATACCGGATTCCATTCTGTTCTCCCATTATTATCTATAGTTGGTGTGTATACAGTTCCATTTGGTGATGTTAGAGTAATACTACTTGTTACAGTAATGATGCTGATTGGTAATAAATTTATAAAAAGTTTATTATGAGCTAATGTATATCCCACAATCTCTACATTATTTGCAGGGGGAATAGAAGTTAATTCTCCACTATTATTTAAATAAATATATTCACCACTACCAATAAAATTAAAACAATTTGCTGTGAACGGACCTTTACTTCTAACTCTAACCCATTCCCCACTAATACCAGATTCTATTGCTACACCAGCAACAGGTTGTTTAACACCATCTGCATAAGCTTTGCGCCAGGTGTCTCTATATAAATTCAAAGCTTCGCCAGAAACAACTATTTCTCCACTGGCGACTTGATATCTTAATAGAGTATGATTATAAGCTTCCAGTTTATCAAAATTATTCTCTAATAAAGCATCCCATCCAAGAAGACTTGGATCAATCGTATCAAATTCATAAATATTACTAGCCACTATGGTCTCCAATCTGCGAGATAAGCAACCAGTGTGGTGGCTTTGCCTGAGAACCTAGTTTGATTTACATCCACTAGTGGAAACATAACAATCTCTAAGGCTTTAGCTGTATATCCTAAAGTCCTAAGAACACTATTCGGAATGGTATATGTATTTGTCAATAAATTTACTTGAGGCAATCCTGGACTACCTTCATCAGGAACAAAAGCAGTTTTTCCATTTATAATTCCCATACTTCCAATAGTTGCACCAAAATGAATATATATAGGGGGTACAGCGGTGGACTCTAAATTTTCAAGAACATTTAGTCCTGCTCCTGCATCCTTTAATCTCAAGTTCCATGTTAAAACCAAATCCTCAAACTCAGTATAACGTGGATTTATTGCTTGTCCATTCACTTTCAAATTAACTATTGAATATGGCATCAATGCCCCACCAGTTAAATTCAAAGCCGCTTGTGCAGCACAGTCAAGCTTGCCGACAGTTTCAGTTGTGAATGGAACAACTTTAATGTATCGAATACTATCTTTCATCAAACGGTCATCAGTGATAACTTGATACCTATCTGCACCAAGAAACCAAAAAGGTTCACCTGCAACGTGTGTGACTCTATCAGTGTCAAATCGACCACCATAGATACCTGATAATAAATATCTACCAGTATAGCCCACAACAGGAGTTATGGTTTGGAAGGAAATAAACTCTGAGTTCAAAAGAGCTAAATTGGTCATAGAACCAAGTTGACCCCTAGTTATAGATTCAATAATAGCTACATCATCTGGTTTAGCAAAATCAATATATAAACCCACACTGTCATCTATTGTTGTTGTAGGTGGGGTATAACCTGAAGCTACAACACCATAAACTGAATACTTAGATGATCGTGCTATGTACCTATAACTATCTCCATCAGAGCTAAAATACACATTAAACCCTGATTCGCTACCGGTTTCTCTGCCTGCTAGTATCCCTATCTTAATTTTATTTCCGGATAGTCCATAAGGGAGTTCAAATATTTTAACTTTTGACAGTGCTGTTTTTCCAGCAGTAGTATCATTGCCCCGTAGAGCATATTGCTTTATACTTGTTAGGTCTGCAAAAATATTTTGACTAAGATAGTTTGGGTCCTCGATCCAACTAACATTTATAGCATCAGATTCAGGCCCCTCTTCAGTTATGCCCGTAACAAGAACAACTAATTGATTTATCCCATACATAGTATTTATTTGGAGAACAAAATTATCTCCTTTCTCCAGTTTAAATACAGTACGATTGAATTTACAAGTCCCTTCAGCTAAAGGATAACTTGCTTTTCTTAACTCTCTTGCAGCTATCGTCCTAGCCAGCACAATATCTTGAACTAGAGGGCAAGTTATACTTGCAGCATTTATGCCCCCTACTATTTGCTGGTTTCCAGTATCACCTAGATTAATTGAAGAATCTTTGAAGTTTACACACTTGTCCACCGTTGGTGAACCGAGACCATAATCGGGATCCGTCCATGAAAACACTCCTGATTCAGCAGGGTCAGCACCATATAAACACCATCGACAAGTTTCATATTGTGTGCCATCTACATCATAGTACTCAATTGTATTATCATCTCCCCATACCCCTTGATCTGATCCCCATACGATAGGACCGGCCCAGGAAGAAATACCTTGATTTATTAATCCAAAAACAACAACTTCTGTTGTAAGACACTTGTAAGTAAATCCATTTTGACTTCCAACTGGGGGCCTGACAATTGAACCAGTCGCAAAGAAAGTATGCGGGGTCCAAGTAATAACCGCAACTTCATTAGTATTAGCTTGCAGCGGTTTAACTTGATCAAACCATACTGACATTTTTATCCCCTAGGCAAAAATAGCTTCTACAACTATATCTTTCCACAATCCATCAACCCAATAAGTATTGTCTGCAACTTCACCATCAACCCATCCTGCCCAAATAATAACACCATCTTGTTTTATTTGAGCCAAATGTTTTCCTTCATCTGATTTGAATCTAAAATAAGGAACTTCACCAAGTGGCAGAAAAATCTTCCCCAAAGGATATATCTGGCCACCACCTGTGGCTAAAGATGTAATAACAACTACGTTTCTGCCAGAATAATCCACTTTCATCATATTAGAAGTGTCAACCCATGACTTGCGCTGGAAAGTGGGTTGCTCTATCATCATAGCATCAGTATATACAGGCAGTGAAACGATAGGTGTAGCCCCACGTATTAAGTATAAACCGATTTTACCATCAGCCCCATATTTTAAAACCCCATCTATAGTATTAAGAATATCCTCAATATATGATGTTGTTTTTTGCACTTCCGTCATCCTCATACCTATCCCAAATTTCTCACCATACATAGTCAAAGCAGCAGCATTAAAAGCTGTAGCATTTAACCAATCAGGGTCCAGTCCTCGCATAGACGTTAATGTATACCAAATAGCTGTGGCGGGGTTCACATCAAACTCACCTACTTGGCGGTAGTTATCATCAAAAGGCAATCCTATTACAGGACATTTTCTTACTGAAAATGAATAATTAGGCGCTCTGTTATAATCACCAATATAACAATCATTGAAAACAATGTAACACAATCCTCGGTAGGCTGGTATGTTTGTTCCCTCATAAGTTTGTATAACAGTGCTTGGTATCTGTGTTGGGGAACCCCAAAATATCTCAGCACTCCCAATAGTCTCTTCATCTTTAGTCAAAGTGATAGCAGAACTACTACCATCATTAGGTCTAATTAATTCCCCCCGCCATACTACTGAATCATTATCTTGTATTATTGAATATAATGCATCAACTGGACCCATACAAATACCTACAGCCCAAGTCAAATAATATTTATAACCTGTTATATTACTTGTAGCAGCAGGTGCCCCACCTTTGCCCCCTGTACTACTATCTTGTGTTACTGCTACTGAACGATTGTTCCAATAACCAATAACATTACCAGGGAATTTACTTGTTCCAAGTAGTTCTGTAATGGGTATGCCCTCATCCGCAGCAGTGAATTCCAACTTGCTTGTCGCTGGTGCTGTTGTATCAGTGCTCGACTTCTTTGCCAAAAGCATACTGATAGCACCCATAGCAAGTGAAATAGCTATTGAAATTAGATAAGGAGCAGCAGCAGCTAAGGTCATAGTTATTTTATCCTAAATACTTTTTTCTTCAAATTTTTAATTTGTGGCTCGTTTAGCGTTGTTGACCTAAACTTAGCGCCATCTTGTACATGATGAACCAAGTTATCAAAATATATACCAGCATGGGAATAGGTCCGTCCATATCGAAACACGATTATATCCCCATTTTTTAACAAAGATTCATCGAACGAAATTTCTTCACTTTGACCTAAATTAAACAGGGATTCAAGAATCCTTTCTTGTCCCCTATGAAGGTGCCAATCTTTTTCATATACCGGAAACTTGTTCGGGATACTACTAACCCCTACTTCTCTCATTATTTCTGCTACTGATTGTAAGCAATCGGCCCCAAGACCTTTAATACCACAACTATGACGAAAGGGTGTGCCTGCCCATTCATCAAGAATCGCTTTTAATTTCTTCTGTCTTTCTTCGGAGTCAAAATAGCTCATATTAAGCAGTCCATAGTGTCGGATTATCAAAGGGAATATACTCAAACCCAAAAAAGTTTATCATGTTGTTAAACTTTTCAAGACAAGTTTTCCCTGTTCTATCACATCCGGGCAGCATATTTATTGCATCACCAACAATTAGTGTGGGTATTGGATAGATCAAAGAAAAGTGATCTGCATTTGCTTCGTACCCAACAATCATTCTTGTAGTACCTCTAGCTTCAATATAGCCATTAGTAAAATAATTTGCTACTTGAGGAGTCATTGCAGAGCAATAAACTATATTCGATGTGGCCCCAAAACCAGTTACTACAGCAGGTATTCTATATGTAGCAGTAAGAACACCACATCCAGTACTATAAAGAAAATGATTACACAATCTTTGGTAGCATTTGTTTGGGATGCCTACATTCAAATAATATTCTAAACTGACACATTCTGCTTCAGCTTGCAAACCTTGAAAAGAAACTAACTTTATCTGTCCTATAAATACAACATTCACTTCTGGGGGCGATAAGTCAAGATATGTTCGCAAAACTTCTACCCAAGTAACTTCTACTGGATTTTGCGAAACAAAATTTACCACTGAATCATCACTCCAAGCAAACTGCACTTTCATTTTACTGACACCAATAGAAGAATCAAATTCTAGTGCAGACCTTTTTATTGCTGCTGGTAAATAAGTATTGCCATTATAAACTATTGCTACACTGGCATCAGTGTAAAGAGCTATATCCCCACCAGTTTCAGTGAAAACTCTATACAATTCAGCTGGTTTGTTTTCAGTTGCTATCTCTTCTGCTTCGTATGTAGCAGTTACAGTTTTCACGCATATTCCTTCGGTAACTCAATAAAATCTATTGTAATTTCTGCATTTCCTTCTGGCCCATAGTATGACCATTCAAGTTCATCAATATCGAAACGACAAAGGTAAAGTATTGAAATAATAGATCGTTCAGCCTGTAAAGCAATTGGTATTGCTGAATTAAGGGTAAGTATATTCCCACTTGCCACTGAATCAACTTTTCTTGTATACCCTTGATTCGTAACAAGATCATATATGAACAAATGTCTACCTGTACCTGGAACAACGGGGAAATAAACAGGATATTGAACATCATCTATTGTTATAATACTTTGATTGGCAGTTATGTTTGAAGAAAGTTTGAAATCCCTTTTCCAAGATGGAACCCACAAAGCACCCATTCTACCGTAACAAAGGTCAAATAAATTATTTACTTCCCATATTTTAGACTTACTTAAAAAAGAATAATTATGCTTTAATTTTGTTGTAGGATAATCTTCAAACACTGTTGGATAATCTACTACATTGGTTTCAAACATTTCTCCTTTCTGTTCGTATGTCTCTTCCGCTGATACACCAAAAATAGGCATCAGATGAAAAACATATTTAGATAAATACTGGGAAAAAATCATTTAATTGAACCTTAATATTTTGAAACAATATTGCCATCAACATCTACTTCCCAACATGTGTCAATCCTATCAGCACCGGTAATTTCATGTAAAACTCCACTACCATCTATTCTCCATAAACCTCGAACATTCATAGTGATATCAGGATTATCTATTACTTGTCCCCCACTATAAATGGATTTATAAGATCCAAATTGTTTCGATATATTAAACTCAATTTCCAATTTCGATTGTAAAGGAAGATCAGAAGAAAACTTTTGACTCCTTGCTATTTCAGCAGCCATTATTGGGTAGCAATAAGTTCCAATAGCCCAATTTCGTGATGCAGTACTTAAAACAGGTATTGTTATTCCATCTGTTATTCCTATGGTAAAATCGTAGTTGATAATTTGACTCAGATAAGAATTTCCAATCATAATCCTTGTGAAGGTAGAAAGCTCAGAATTAGAAGCATTGTCAACTACTATACTCATATCCCCCGGGACAAACTTTTGTGTTAATCGCATTCCGTAGTGCCAAAGAGGTACTCCCCATATTGCATGAAGATTACCTCTTATCATCCTTCTTAGTTTACTTGCCATATCATTGATTGTATCAATAGTATACCTTATACCATAAAGGGGTAAAGTCCTTCTTGCACTTCTTTGTTCCACTCCAGTAAAAGACCTTAAAATTCTTGTGCTATATTTTCCACGATTAAAGGTATATGCTTCTTTCCAATTAGGTTCAAATGGAAAGTATACCTCGATTTCTATATTTGAATAAGCAGACATTAATTAATTCCCATCGCTCTACGAAACTTGGTTTGATTATTGCTGATAATATTCAACATTGAATTTTTACCTTTGGGAGTAGCTAGATAAGCATCAATAAGTCTTGGATCAGTAATGTTGGTCATATTAACTTCTATTGTCTTTTGTGTATTTATCTTAGCTCCTAAAGCTTTCATTTGCCCACTTGTAAATACACCCTCATCATCTTTAGCAACTATTGCCCTTTCCCCTGGACCTATACCCTTATGTGCTCTTACTGCATTTGTAAAAGCACCTACAGAAACAGTCCTGGTCGGAATAACATCTTTTCCTAATACTGCCCCTGTATGAGCAATACCTGCTGTTACTAAATTACTAATCATCCCTTCATTCAAAAACCCACCACTACCTCCACCTCCACTAAATAAGCTGCTAAATAATCCCCCAATTCCCCCACCTAAACTAAACCCACCCCCACCTCCACTAAGACTGCTAATCACACTACCTACAGTAGAAACTAAACTCATTAAACCATTTGCTATGCTACCAAAAACACCACCTATGCTATTAAATAAACTCGTAAACTTTTCTTTGAACCCAGAGAATATACTTGTACTTAATGATTTATCATTTCCCCAACCAAAATAATCCGATGCATACTTTGATTGATCTCCTGACATATCTTCAGACCAACCAAAGTAATCTTTAGCGTACTTACTTTGGTCCCCTGTCATTCCCCAACCAAAATAATCCGATGCATACTTTGATTGATCTTCAGTTAGTGTTCCACTTTTCCCACTCACACCTTGCATTCCGCCTTGTATCCAAACAGGTACGGCACCGTCTTTTAGTTTTACGTCTTTTATTCCTTTATTCCCACCTAATCCAGGAATTATATTATCAAGCAAACCACCAAACACAGATTCAAGTTGTGCTGAAGCTCTGTCTGATAACCATGTTGAAAAGTTTTCAAGCCAATCTGATATTGCACCTTTCTTACCTAAAAGTTCCATTGTCATTGCAGCAAGGCCTTTTGTTACTTGTCCCCTTGCTTCTTTGAAAGTTTCAACTATTGTTGCTCCAACTTTTTTACTTTCCTCGGCTGCTTGTTGCCAACCTAACTTCATCATGTCAAAAACATTATCACCTGATTCAATCATCTTTTCAGTATAAGTTTTATAGTCCATTATTTGAAGGTCTAGTGCTCCTTTCAAATAAGCATGGTATTGATCAGTATTGATCATACTTGCATTCCAATACTGTTCATCATACTTATGAGCTTCTTGGAAATAAGCCTTCATTGCTTCGCGTTGTTTTTCATAAGCAGTTACTAAAGATTTGGCAGCTTTGGCTCTTTCTTCCTCTTGAAGTTTCCCTTCCCCTTTTATAAGGGATATTCTTAAATTATAATTCTCAAGAGCAATTTGGTATTGTTGTTGTGCTACTCTTGCATCTATTGCTAATGTTTCTTCCATCGAGGCAGAATGGGTTAAAGCTTGATATTTTTCAAGACTCGTTAATGTCTCAAGTTTCGCCTTTTGAGCATCTAATTGTTTATCAAGTTCCTTAAATGCTTTATCATCCATCTTTTGTGGAGCAAGTTTTATATCTTCTTTAAATTTAGCATATGCTCTGGATATTGCATCAAGTCTTTCTTGTTCAATATTTATTGACGTATCAGCACCTTCTTTTGTTTGATTTTCTCGTAATTCAAGTGCTGTGCGTTCTATTCTTGCATATTCTTTCCAAAACTCATTGTGTGCTTTGTTTATTAAATCCATTTCATCTTTAGAAGCAATAGAAGAAAGTTGTCCTTGCAATCTATAGCTTTCTTCCTTTGCGTCTAATTTTTTCTTCTCTTCCCTTTGAATTATTTTTGTCTTTTTCTCTTCTGCATCCTTCAACCTTAATTGCTCATACTGAGCAAAAGTGGTTTGTAAAGTACTCTTTATTTCCTCAAATCTTTCTATACGCTTTGAAGGATCAACTTCTCCAAAATCAAGTGGTTGATCAAATTGAATATTACCAAACTTAATGACGGGAGTTTTACTGCCAGTCATTGCTGCAAGTTCAATTTTTGCTATCAACTCATCCAACAATTTCATGTACTTTTGTATGTCGTTTTGTGCTTCAAGGTCTTCTTTTTTTAACTGATCTGTCATATGGGATAGATCAAGTCTTTGTAAACTTTCTGCTGTTTTTGTTATTGATTGTTGAAGAGGTGTTTGTTCATCTTTTAATTCCTTTACCTTTTCAACATATTCACCCATAGCTGCACCAAAAGCTTTACGAATCATACTTTGCTTTTGACCACTGGTTATGGTAAGTTTATCTATATCATCAAGTTTAGAAGAAAGGGTTTTTAAGATTTCTTCCAGTGCTTGTTTCTGAACTTCAGAAGCATTTCCCCACAAATTGTTAAGATACTTAACTGTTCCTTCTACACTTTTTTCAAGTCTTTTCGCAATAGTACCAACAACTTTATCTTGATTTGCAAGTATTTCAGCATCAGTGGAGGGTTTTAATCCTGTACTTGTTCCACTAGAAGTAGTTGCAGTGATAACACCTGCATCTGTAGTAGTACCTTTTAATGAATCTTTTAAAGCTTTTCTACCTACTTCTACTGCTGCCTTTAATGCTTCCCAGCCCCTTGTTGCTGAAAACAATGAATTTTCATACATCCAATCATTTATTGCATTTATTTCTTCCGCATGTTTCTTTTCTAATCTTGCTGATTCAAGGGCATATTGTTCCTGAATTTTCTTCAAACTAATATTGTTCTTTTTTGCATTCTCCAACTTTAACGTATAATTTTCATCCAGTTTCTTTCTCTGGTTGAAATATATAGCATTTTCCCTTTCTACAAGATTCATTAACATTTGTAGAAAGGTTTCATTTACATCTTCAGATGTTCCTTCATCTTGCCATCTTGCTTCCGCTATCTTTTTAAGATTATCTGTCCAAATCTTTAATACCTTTAAAGCAGTACCCCTTTCAGACTGTTCTTCTTGTTCTGATTTATTTTCCAGAGCGTTTATTTGTTTTTGTAATTCTGCTGCATATTCTTCTGTCTGCCTTCTTCTTTCACCACCAACCTGATTTACAATGTCAGAATAAACAGCTACTTCTGTTTGTCTTTCACCAATTGATAACTTTCTTCTTTCTTCTGCTATTTGTTTCTCTGCTGCTATTGCTGCATCAGCTTGGTCTTGAAGCTTCGCCATTGTTGCATCAATAATAGCTTCAACTTGTCTGGCATTAAAAGCATCAAAAATACCAGGTTTAAACTTCTCCCAAGCAGATTCAATTTGTTCCGCTGTGGATTCATTCGTTATTCCAAGATTTTTAAGTTCTGGTAAGAGTGTCCCAATCTTTTTCTTCAACATCTCAAGTTGTTCTTGAGGAGACTTTCTACTGAATATCCATTGGCCTAAAGCACTCTCACTTTGGAGGTAAGCTTTTGCAAGAGCACCTAAAGCTACAATTTCTTGTTCGATAGCTTTAATATGGTAACTCTCTATCTGAGTATCTAAAGCTTGCAACCCTGATTTTTGATCATAAAATCTGCCTGTTACTAAATCAATTTCATCTCTAAGTTTTGGATATTCCGTAGCAAGTCTTTTAAGAGTAGCTTGATATTCTTTGGACTCTGGATTCAATTTATTCAATGAAGCTCGATAATCTTCTAGTTTATCCTTGTGCTTTGTTGTTTCTATTGCTGCTGCTGAAGCTGTATCTGCAAGTTCTCTTTCAGCTTTGATAAGCATGAATATGCCACCAACAAGAGCACCTAAAGCTATTACCCAATTTGCAGCAATAAAAGATACAATTGTTTCTGTCCACCTTTTAGTGATACCTATCAAAGCACCCATTGTACCAAATAGAGTTCTTTGAACTGTCCATGTTGTAACGAGATTATCTATCCAAACAGCAAGACCCACCCCAGTAAGTGCTTTACCAAATAACCAAGTAACAGCAGCAGCAGAGGACATGGCTATAAAAAAAGAACCAGCAAGACTTGAACTTACTGTGGTAAGGAGTTTTACAAAAGAAGTAAGAAGATCAATAATTAATCCAAACGAAGATCCTAATCCCCCTTCCCCTAATGATATGGTAAGCAATCCAATCACATTTATCAAATTTTTGAATCTATTTGCTAAACCTTGCATTTGTTTATCAGACATTTCTTGCGCTTGACCTACTTCGTAAACCTTATTCATGTATTCATCAAATACTTTTCCGCCTTCTTGCATTGCTCTAGTGAGAACTACAACAGCAGGAGCACCACGAAGTCCAAACAATTCAAATGCTGCTGAAGCATCTGGTGCAACTCTAGCAAGTTCAGTAAGAACAGTTTTCAAAGTATTTGTTGAAGGATCAAGTCTTGTCATATCTGCACCCATAGATTGAAACTTTGCAGATAGAGCATCAGTTGGAGATATGAGTCTGGCAAGAACTTGTCTAAAAGCAGTACCTATTGTGGAAGCTTTCAAACCATTATCTGCAAGTAACATTGTTGCTACTGCTGATTCTTCAAGTGAAATTCCAGCTTCGGAAGCTATGGGGGCTAAATAACCAAATGCAATCCTTAATTTATCAACATCAAGTTTCGATTTATTTACCGCTGCTGCCATAACATCTGCAACTCTACTGGAGTCACTAGCTTTCAATTCAAAAGCTCTTATGACAGTAGTTAAAAGGTCAGTGGTCTCTGACATTCCTGACAATGTACCTGTAGCAAGTAACACAATAGATTTCATCGTATCTATTGATTCAGAAGCAGAGAAGCCTGCTTGTGCTACAATAGTCATACCATTTGCTATCTCTTGTCCAGAATATTTTGTTGTAGCTGCAAGTCTTTTTATTGTTTTTTCCATAACCATTATTTCTGCATCCGAAGCAGAAGAAATAGCTTGGAGATTTTTCAAAGATTGATCAAACTCCATTACATTTTGAACACCTTCTTTTAGTGCTCTAATAGTCCCATAGATCGCTGAAGCTGCGATACCCCAGTAAGCCATAGACTTAATAGTATCACCAAGCTTTGAAAAAACCCCTTGTGCTCTACCTCCCATATCTAAAGCTTTTTGTTGGGCCTCAGTAAGATCAGCTAGTCCTTTCTTTGTATAATTTAAATTTCCTCTATATTCATCCAAAGCTAAATTTGCACGATCTACATGCTTTACCCAAGCATCTCCATCTTGTTTATTTTCATTCATAGCCCTACCATGAGCTATGATTGCTTTCTCAGTCCGATATGACATTGCCTCTGCAAATTTTAACCCCGCTCCTTGCTTACCAAACACTTCTGTTAATTTTGCTAATCCTTCCCTAAATTTAGAAGATTGATTTGATGCTCTACCCATTGCCATCTGATATTCAGTTAAATCACTTCCAAGAGATTTTGTACTATCTCCCAAAACTTTTTGAGTTTGTGCTACTTGTTCAATTCCTTTCTTGTTGTATCTTAGTATTCCTTCCCTTTCTTGAAGCATCATGTTTAATCTATCAGCGTTTTCAGCCCAAGTCTTACCATCTTGATTCATGGTAGACATAGATTTTGCATGGGCTTGAATAGCTCTCTCAGTCCGATACAATCCTGATTCTAAATCTTTTAATGCTGTACCAGAATATGCTTGAAATTTATCAGCACCATCAGACAGTGCTTTTTGAAATGCTTTAGATTGATTAGTAGCTCTGCCCATAGCAAGTTGAAATTCAGTCATATCACTTCCAAGAGAAGTTAATGCTGATCTTTGCTTTTCAGCAGCAGAACCAATACCTCCCAAAGCTCCATTCAAAGTACCAAGCATCTTCTTTAATTCAGATACAGCACTTGTGAAGGTTGCATCAATCTCACCTATAAATAATGTACCGAGACTGAGAGTTTTAGCCATTCAATTAACCCTTTTTCCTAGTATATCGTATAGGATCGGAAGCAAACTTAGAGAAATGTCCCATCATTTCTTTTGTCTTTCTTTCTTTCTCTTCTTGGGAGAGATTTTCGTATTCTTTTGGATCTTGAAACAAAAAATCATTTTTCTTTTGTTTTGTTTTCACTTTACCATCCGAATCATCTACTTGTATTCCATGCATTGATGCTGAAGCTTTCAACATTTTATTCTCCTTATCTTGGGAATACTCAAACAAGAAGAATAATTGATTCATGGTTATTCCGCCTTCTCTAAATCCTTTTCCAAAGAAATCGTAGGGTCGATATCCATATTGGATACAACATTCGGCAATGGCTTCATCAAATGAGACGGGTTCGAGATCGGCTGAAACTCTTCCATCTTTGCTTTTGCTTTCTCCAGGAAGCTCATTACCGTTTTTGCCAAAAAACTGTAATTCACCTCGTAAACTATTTGTGCTATTTCAGCAAATTGAGTATTGTCCATATCTTGAAGTAGATCAATGGAATTCCCATCTTTATCTACTACCTTATCAGTGATGAATGTAAAGATGGTATCAATATGTTCTGTAATGGTATTCACAAAATGAGACACAAAAGAAAGTTCTGTTAGTGATTCTGTATCTGCTTTAAGCAAAGTTTCCAGTGAGTCTTTGATCAATGCTTTAGTTTTCAATTGATCACGAACACTGAGAGGGTAAATAGAAATTTTCCTAAGATCACGAATGCCAACTTCCACACTTCGTATCCTAGGATTCATTACAGAATTATTCTCCGGCATAGCCTTTCTCCTTTAATTTAAAAAGAGATTTTAGGTAAAGATGATATGACCGAGGGGTTTATCATCCCAAATTGCATTACCACCCGTAACACCCGAATCCGAAAGTTTAGATTCGAAGGTAAGAGTAGGTTTCGCATTGTCTTCCTTCGCTAGGTCAAGTTCAGTAGATGCACTAACCTGAGCACGAGGGAAAATTATGTACATGTAATTAGAACCACTGGGAAAAGTATACTGAGCTTCCATACGAACATATTCAGGAGCAGCCATGTTACCAAGTGTTACTTCGCCGCTACTGGCAGTATAACTTTCCGTAGTTGGATCAAAACCTCGTGCAAGCGCGAGGGTATAAGGTTTAATTTCTTCATACTGACATTCAAGATGAGCTTTTTCACGAAGAGGAATAATTGAATCCTCTTTGAGGGGGAAACCTGACTCATGACGCCAGAACTCAACCTCTGCTGTGAACTTGGTACTTGCCAGTGCCCCGATACTATCTGATGCTGTCGATGCTACTCCAGGCTTTGCAATATTTGCTGCTGAAGCAATAACACGAACCTGAGCAAGTCCAAGAGCAAGTGTGCCAGAATCTTTAATGGTAGGTCCCGACATAGAAACTCCTTTCAAAACAACATTAAAAAGTTAATACCGCACCGTGTTGCCGGAGTTTCAGTCGTTCTTTGGTGTGGGAGAAGACTGATTTATTTCGAAGACATTAAATTCGTTCCAATGATCTGGGTTTTTTCTTCTACAAGTCCTCCTTATACACTTCATTCTTATAAGACCAAGAATCTCCATGTTAACTACAAGGCCAATTTCTGAACTAATCTTATCACCAAACAAAAATTTCCAAGTACCATTCTTTAATCGTTCGATGAGTGGTTTTCCACATTTTGTACAAGAGCAAAGTTTTCCCATCACACTTTACTCTCCCATCTCAAACGAACATTTAAAAGGCAAAACTTCGTTTCATCGTCTGTAGTATCTTCGGCGTCTTCTCGTATTTCCTGTACTAAAAAAGCTCCTAAAACTGTCCACGCTTCGCTCGGGTGACTCTTATAAAAAGTGATTCTCTTCATTCCATCCGACATGGATGTATCCGATAGGCATCCTAGCACAGTGTCTCTTAGCTGTGCAAGTCGAAAACCTTCATTATCCATTTTGGTACAGCAAAAAACCTTCAAATCAATTCCAGACATATATTCTATATCTATATTTCCAAGTACTACAGATATCCAACGATCTACATCTCTTCCTTGAATTTTTGGTGATACTAAAGATTTATCAAAGGTTACAGAAATACCCTCATTCCTTTTAAAAGAATCCACAAAAAACTTCTTTATGGAATCTTTCACATTAGCTTTTCTGGCAGTAGGATCAAGAGCCATCATCTATTTCCTTAAGAAACCTTTTGAGATCAGGAAAGAAATTGTTTATCACCCAATTTACTGATTCTTTTACATCGTTTCTTTCTGCTACATCAACTTTTGTGATATCAAATTCAGCACAATTTATGGCTAATGCGAGTTTCTTTAGATCCTCAAGATCATGTTCTATAAATACTCTAAAACCTGCAGGTTTAACATCCAATATTTTAAAAGACTGACTCATGACCAAGCCCTTTCTATATCATTCATCATAAGACCAGGAATTCCACTGTAATTCTGCAATTCAAATTCATCTAGTGTATTAGCAAGAACTGGTCTTTTATGATGAAATCCCCCACCACTTGAAGTATAATCACCACCAAATTCAAGTACTGTGCCTATCATTGCAATTCGTTTTCTTTTTATCTTTCCTTCATTCAATTTATGAAACCAAGACTTTCCTCCTGAATCTACTACATTTGCAGGAATGCCCCCAGTCCATCCTTTACTTTCTCTGAAGTTCGTAATACTCTGAACTAAATCACCTTTTAACTTCCAAAAAGGTTCAGAGCCTAAACCGGCATCTTTTTTCCATTTTGCATATCGTTCTTTATAAGGCACAAAAGACCATTTATTTGAAAGGATATTTGCTACTACTTTATTTGAATAAGCAACAGACAATCTCCTGTTAAGTTCCCCCCCACCTGCCTTTAACCACCATCTAGCTCTATACTCAACACTATTCAAAGCTTTGAGCCATTTTCTTACATCTTGTGGATTTAGTTTTACACCTATTCCTATCATATTTTACTACTTTCTTTGATCCACCCATCCAACACCTTAATAAAAGATAAATTTGGAACATCTTTATATGTTTCAATTCCTAAAGGAACAATCCATGATCGAAATATCCTCGATGCTAGAAATACTGCTTTAGTTCCATCTACTTTTACAACATCCTTAAAAAATGTGAGTACATCACAATTAGCTCTTTCCAGATAAACATTAAGAAACTCTGTTATGTCTTTCCCAAACCATTCATTACCAAATAAATATCCCCACCATTTTGTATCAGGAACTTGCTGGATTTCTAGTTCTTCTCTGAAGCTAAGAAAAACTACGTGACAATTAATATCTTTGCAGGAATCTATAATCCGTTGCTTGTCGTCAAACAATGAATTGTCTCCCGGAAAGACAAAAAGAGTTAACAAATCTATTTTTTGTTCCATAATTCAATCTCTGCATTTCTTCGATTTGTTAAACCTTTTACAATTCTCCCACCAGCCTTATTCCATCTCAACATTTGAATTGGAACTTCATCATAAAAACCTTGGTTCAAAAGTTTAAGAAGAGTAGAATTTTCAAATGCATTTTTACCAACATTATATGTAAATGAAACTAAAGCATCAAACTGATTTTGGGTAAGTTCTACCTTAACCAAATGATTAACTATATTTATAACAGATTCAAGGTCTTGTTGCAATAAAGTTCCAGCTTGATCATAAGTCATTCCATTTTTATACCTGACAAATATGCCATTTATTTTAATTTTCCCAGATGATAGTTCACTTTTTGTTAACAAATGTCCTGTACCTATAGTAGGGAAACCAACAGAGTCTAAATAAACGTGGAGTTTTGTGCCTTCAACATTGATTAAAAAATCAACTCCATTGTTACTTATTCCCTTCATTTCAATCTCTCCTTATCTTTGTACAAGTCTTCAATCATGTCCCTGTATTTAATAAGTTGTTGAGAAGAAAGTTCTTTGGTTCTGACAGCACATTTATATTGACCTGGAGTTCCTTTAAACCAAGTCACATTATCATTGTATTCAAATTCAAGACCAAATTTTTCTGGATCATTAAAAATTGGTGCTCCTGGATATGGTTGTAGAATAGAAGTATCAATATCATCTGGTTTTGCTTCTTCTATCCAACTACATGTATCTGCTATCGTATCTTTTGTTTCTCCAGGTAATCCAACAATAAGAAATGCTTTTGCTCTTATTCCTGCATCATGCAAAAGTTTCACTGCTTTTGTATTTTGTTCTCTTGTAGTTCCTTTCAAATTTTGCTTTAGTACAATATTCGATCCACTCTCAACTCCCAATCCTACTTCAACTACCCCCATTGCTTTCAACAAAGCACAAGTTTCTTTATCAAGCAAATGAGTTCTTGAAAAACATCTGAATTTAAAATCCTCATTTTTTAGAAGAGTTACCATTTGTTCAAGTCGATCTTTATCTGTCGTGAACACATCATCAAAAAACATGAAAGCTTTAAACCCAAATACTTCTTTAACATGTAGTATTTCACGAACTGTCCTAAAAGAACTTTGGATCCTGCATTTTTTTGTTACTTTAGCACAGAAGGAGCAACCCCACGGACATCCCCGTGAAGACATTAGAACAGTTGCGGGTTCATTATCTATAAGATATTTATAATCTTTTATTGGGATAGCAGACCTATCTGGAACAGGTATTTCAAAATTTACATCTAATAGTTGATCTTCTTTAATCAACCAATCACCATTTGTTTTGTTCTTTAAAAGCTTAGTTAATCCTAATTCCCCTTCTCCTTTAACTACATAATCAAACCCTGCTTCTTTGCATTCTTGTGGCATATGAGTAGCATGAGGACCACCTGCTACAAGTAAATGTCCTCGATTTTTAAGTTCTTTAGCAATCTTGTATGCTTCAAATCTTTGCGGGGTAGTAATAGAAATACCTACATACTTTGACTTTATTGAATCAGGATTAAAACCCTGAAGTCCAACATCAATACATTCAGAAGTTAAATCAAATTTCCTGAGATATGCTGATAAATAAAGTATTCCTAAAGGGGGGAATACTGCTTGATTCAACAAAAATTCACTTGGAGGAAATATCAAAGTTATATCTTTCATAGTCCCTTTTTCAACTCCTCTCTATAAAGATCACAAGCATTTTGAGGATTAACATCATCCATCAAAAAATCATCTGTAATTATTTGATGTGAAATACTACCTTTATACCAAAAACTAAGATCACCAGGTCTTTCTTCCCCAGTTAATGCTAACATCGGAAGCACCCAATCATCAATTCCTTTCAAATATTCAAGAAACCCATATTTGGGCCAAAACATCAAAGTAGGTTCAGCAAAATCATTTCTTAAACTTAATATCCATTTATGGCAATGTGTCCCACGCCAAAATCCAGTAACTCCACATCGTTCTAAACCTTCTTCACTAAACTGACTTCCACGTTCAAGTTCTATGTATTTGCTTGGAACACTTACAAATCCTTGTTTAGCAATTGATGTTAAAAATGATATACCAAAACTTGGTTCAGGTACATGTTCAAGAACATGGCAACAAATAGCAAAATCAAATCTACCATTCTTTAATACATCATCTTTTACAGCATCCCAAGTAAAAGGGTTCCCAATATCAGCTTGAAAATAATCTGCTCTTTTAAAATCATCATCATATGTATGTGGATCATTTATAGCTACATAATCCTTTTCAAGAAGATCAACGTAATGAGTTACATATTTTCTTGCCCATGGATGAAGTATCCCACCAACATCAAGAACTCTTGGATATTTAGCTTCTGCCAAATGTTCTAAAACCTTCGCTTTTTGATTAAAACGATTTCGAAAATCATAAATCATTTCATTTACACCTTTCTTAAAAAGGAATTTCCACTGAACCAAATCTTTTGCCTTCATTTACTATCTTATCAAAGAACCAATCATATCGTTCTGCCATCAACTTTGCAGTGAACTTTTGCATAAACTGATTTCTACAATCTTTTCTATTGATCTGATCTATCTTTTGAATCAAAGGAACACCCTTTTCAAGTATTTCCTCTACATTATTAGAATCATAATAATTTAAAAGGAAACCATGCGTTCCATCCTCAATAATACGATCAAGTTTGATAGCACAATCTTGGTTAATACGATTGAATCCAATAATGGGAGTTCCCATTGATAATGCTTCAATATTTGTTATCCCGAAGTGCTCTTTCCAGGTATTATCATTTGAAGAGATAAATACTTTTGCTCTGGACATAATCTTATATTTTTGTTCATCGTTTACACCACGAACCCAAAACACATTTGGATTATCAAGATATGGACCAACTTCTTTCCAAAAAGAACCTGTATTATAAGGAGGTCCCATAATTACAATTTTCATGTTAGAAGCAAGAGCAAGTTTGATTGCAAGACCTGGGGCTTTGCCCCCTTCTATTTTACCTAACCAAACAGCATATCCATCATGCTCAGAAGAAAACTTATGCAAATCTTCAGGAATTCCATAATGTATTACAGTAGAATGTATTCCATGTAACATGAAGTCATTTTGCAAAACTTTTGAACAAGATACAATATTGAAAGAAGGATTTGTATTTTGAAAAGTTCCGTGACACCATTTACACCAAGGAAACTCAACATATCCAGGAAATGCAAACTGACAATCAGAATCCCACCCCTCACCAAAATATCCACAAAAATATAAGTCAAAATTTAATTCAGGGTGTTTTGAAAGATAATCTTTCACTGCTTCATAATGAACATCCCGTTTATTTTCAAGTGCAGAAGTTGGAATATAATCTTTTATATCTATTCCAGTAAAATCTGAACCTTCTCTTGCAAACACATACACTTCATGTCCAAGTTTTACAAGTGATTCAATAAGGTAAAAAATCATCCTTTCGCCACTGTATGCTACATGGCGACCCATTGGATAAACATTTCCAGTCATTGCAATCTTCATAATTAATCCTTTAGAAAAGATTTCACCAATACATCAAATTCTTCTATGGTGATTTTACTACTACTAGACGATCTTATTGAATCTTCCTGAAAATCATGAGTAGAAATCTCTAAAATAACAGAGTCAACTATTCCAGTAAATCTGTGATCAATACCACGTAATATAGTTACTTGATCTCCTGGTTTAGATAAAACAACCAATTCATATGGGAAAGAAGCAACTCCTTTATTTCCTAGTTCTAACAAAACCATTCCACTATCTAAAATAAATGTTTCTTTCTTTACTTCATGGTGATGAATGCTACATCTGTATTGTTGTTGTATATACAATTTTTTAAAACAGTATTCTTGCTCATTCACCAAAATATCTTCGCATCCCCATATTTTATGAATAACCATAATTACACCTTTACCCCTCGAACATCACAAGGATAACTGATTCCCCCACACTGTCTGACATATGCAAAAACATCATCATATGGTAATTGATTCAACTTTGAAAAAATTCCAGACTGGTATGTTTCCCAACTAAAAACCATATAATTTTTATATTGCATTGGAGGGTAATAAACTTTATCATCTCCTGCTATTATTCCAATTATATGCTCAAACCACGGACACCTTCTATATTTATCTCCGTATTTCCCATAAAGATATTCATCACTTATTAAGCACTTAATTATTTCTGGGAAATCGAGTTTTTCTTGCTTGCACACAAAGAAGCGAGTACTAGCCCATCTATAATCCCATTTAGTATCTTCATCGGGAGAAGGACTCCAATAAGAAGGATAGCTAATATAATGATACCTATCACTGTCAAGCAAATACAACCAATCAGAAATGATCCTATTAGGATCCCTTCCAAAAATAGCCATATCCCCGTCGAAATGTACGACATATTTTCCCCTAGCCATAGACAATGCCTGAATATAATTCAAATCATTATATTTTGGGAAAAACGCACCACGATATTGTTCATTATGTGGACTAATAATAAGCTTCATTTTTTTAGGACAAGATT